ATGAGTAAATTTTTAGTAGCTTTATTATTAACAGTAGCATCAGCAACAGCATTTGCTGACGGAGCATATAACTATGCTTCACCATCAATTGACTTCAAAGACAAAGTTAATTCAACAAACAACCATACAGTTTATGGTATTACTTTAGGCCATGATTTTGGTAACGGTTTAAAAGTTGAAGGACGTATGGAAGATGAAACTGTTAACGGCGGCGCACATGAAGGTCTAGTACAGATTGGCGCAGTTAAAGATATCGGTACATGGTATGGTGTTACTCCATACGCAGGTCTAGCAGTTGGTGAGAAAGATAAATCAACTACAAACTTTATCTACTACCGTGCTGATGTAGGCGCAAAATACACAGTTATGCCTGGCTTAACTGCGTTTGTTCAAGAACGTCTACGTACACCATTCAATGAAAACCTAGATGGCCATACAGGTTATGGTTACAAAACTTGGGAAACTTCAATTGGTGCGAAATACGCAATTACTCCAGAGCATGCTGTAGGTATTAAGTATGCTATGGAACGTGGTGATAGCACATACGATACAGTTGGTGTTAACTACACATACTCATTCAAATAATTATTATTTGAATTTGTCCAAAAAGGCCTTGACAGGCCTTTTTGTTTGACCATATAATATATGTTATGCGCTTGAAGCTGATCGACATAGCAAGAGCTTCTAAAACTCCTGGTAACGGGTATTCTAACTAAATACTATTATAGTTAGAGAGTTTAGAAATGAATTACAAAAGAATCTACGATAATATTGTAGCAAATAGAAAAAATAATAGGTATAATGGATATACAGAACGGCATCATATTATTCCTAAATCGTTAGGTGGTAGTGATGCTCTTGAAAATTTAGTAAATCTTTCTGCTAAAGAACATTTTATATGTCACTTATTATTAACAAAGATTTACGAAAAAAATAGCAATGAATATCATAAAATGATATTTGCATTTTTAATGATGTTAACCAAATCTAATAACCAAAATAGATATATAACATCAAAAAAATACGAAACACTGAAAGTTGTTAGAGCAGATTACTTAAAAACTTTAGTGGGAGAAAAAACTTCACAACATAATACTATGTGGATTTGTAATAGATTAGAAAATACTAATAAAAAAATAAAAATAACAGATGCTATACCTAAAGGGTGGGAAAAAGGTAGACTACTTAAAACTAACCGTAAATGTAAATATTGCGGCACAGTAATATTAAAAAAGATATCAGTTAAAAGAAACAGTGTTTCATATTGTAGTGATGAATGTAAAATAGCATATAAAAACGCCAATCACTACAAAGTAGAAAATACAGTCTTGTACGGAAAAGAAACTGAATTTATAGAATTATACAATATTCACAAAAGTATCAACAAATCATTAAAACTTATGGGATTTGTTGGTGGTGGTGGATATTATATATGGGCTAAAGATGTATTAGCCAAACAGGCGATTATAGTTTAGTGGTAAAACAGGAGATTCTAAACCTCCGTTCCTGAGTTCAATTCTCAGTAATCGCACCAAATGGGCATGTAGCAGAGTGTCACATGCGTACCGCGGCAAACGGTAAGAGGGGTTGTTAGATTCACCCCATGCCCTCCAAATACAAAGGACCTATGTTTGAAGAAACTAAACGCAGAATTAGCGAAACTAAAAGGAAAAATAAAATGAAATAGATTGATAATGTATTAGAGTATAAATGCGACACCGTTGTTTTTCACTTCAACAAAAAACATTTAGAGGATCCATCTGTGCCTATGTGGGTGTTAAAAGCACACGGGGTAACTCTATATGTCAACCATGTGGATGCTGCTATTCCTTGGAGCACAAAGGAAACGAGTGACAATCCGCATACAAAAGGCTCCCTAAAATTCAAAGACTGTAAGCTAAGTATTGACCGCGATAACAATGCCACACTCAGCAAGTTAGGTCTATTAGATCGTCGTTTACCGCATCCCTTCATTGCCAATCGTATCATTGCCGGCAATCGTGGAAATTTTCACAATGCCCTACTAGCAGGTGAATTTCAACACAGTGAAATCAAACATGTCCACGGTGGCTGTGGTAGTAGTTTTATTATCTGTGACCTAACAGATAAAAATGAAGCACTTATTGCGGCTCTTAAGTATGCTGGTCAATTCCGCTTGTTAGTACCTAACGAAAAATATTACTTTGACTATGCCAGCGGTCAAGAAATTTGGGAGTATGAAGACGAGGATCTAGACGATGCTGACGATCTTTATTAAGTTCGACGAACTACGTGAGTTTCAGCAGATCATCAAAGATAATAACATCAAGCATGGGCCGTTTCGCAAAAGTCGTAGCTATCAGAATGGTGGTAATATAGGTTACACTATAGATATTTTAGAATCTGGTCCAACTGAAACTTACTTTAGACTAAAGTATGCAGATTTATCCAATTGAGGTTGACAGATATGAGTGTTTCTGTTAAAGTAATACAGTTAACACTCGTATCATAACTTATATAAGGAAATACAAACAATGTTTGATTCAATTGAAATTCGTAAAGTAGCCAATGGCTTTGTTGTTGTACTAAACACAGAAGAAGATAATCTAGAGTATGTATTTGACACTCCACGTAAAGCTATTAAATTCATTAAAGAATACGTAGACGCTAAAGCAACACAAACAGCATAATTTTTGTCTGGTTTTTGCAAAAATAAATACGTTATAGCAGTAAATTCAACAAAAATTGGAGATTTCGATGTCAAAGACCGTCCTAGTGACAGGTGGTGCTGGCTTTGTAGCACACCACGTTATTGAAAAAATCCTGCGTGAAACTGATTGGAATGTAGTAAGCCTAGACCGATTAGACTTCTCAGGTAACCTAAACCGTTTACATGATATGGCACAGGATTTAGGTCCTGATGTACGTAAACGCCTACGTGTGGTATTCCACGATCTACGTGCAGAACTAAATCCTTTAGTACAACGTGAATGTGGCGATGTAAACTATGTTCTACATCTAGCGGCAGGATCACACGTTGATCGTAGTATTGAATATCCGATGGAATTCGTTTGGGACAACGTTGTTGGTACAGGCCACATCTTAGAGTTTGCTCGCAAACTACCTAACTTGGAACGTTTCATTTACTTTTCAACAGATGAAGTATTTGGCCCAGCACCAGTTGGTGTAAACTATGAAGAACGTGCTCGTTACAATAGCGGTAATCCATATTCAGCTACCAAAGCCGGCGGCGAAGAACTAGCTGTAGCGTTTGAAAATACCTACAACATGCCGATCTTTGTAACACACACTATGAATGTGTTTGGTCAACGTCAACACCCAGAGAAGTTCATTCCTATGTGTATTCGTAAGATCAACGACGGTGACACTATTACTATCCACAGTGATGCAAGTAAAACTATTCCAGGTAGTAGACATTATATCCATGCCGCAGACGTAGCTGATGCTATGTTGTTCTTATTGAACCTAGATCCAACTACTAAGTTTGCTCGTGACTACGGCGATGCTAAATGTCCTAAATTTAACTTAGTTGGTAAAGAAGAAATCAACAACTTAGACCTAGCTAACATTATTGCTCGCGCACAGGGTAAACCACTTAACTATGAAATGGTAGACTTCCATAGCTCGCGCCCAGGGCATGATCTACGTTATAGCCTAAGTGGTGATTATATGCGTAGTCTAGGCTGGGAGCCTAAAATTGCTCTAAGCGAGCGTATCACACAGGTAGTTGAATGGACACTGGCTAATGAACGCTGGTTGAGAGTATAAGGACTAACATGGCTAAAAATATTGTATTACTAACAAGTGCGCTATATACCAACTATGGTATCTATGATCCTAAGCAACGTATTCAACAGACCTTAGAAACAGCTAAAAGTGCTAAGAAATATATCCCCGGTGCTGTGGTTGTTCTAGTAGACAACAGTAAAGTTGATGTACAAAATGATGACAGCGATGAAATCAATGAGTTAATTGATCTAGTAGACTACTACATTGACAACAGCGATGATGCTGACGTTCAATACTTCCACAACAATGTAAGTAACTATGACATTGGTAAAAATGCTATGGAAGCTATGGGCCTACACAAAGCACTGACTTATATCTACAGTGAACCTGAAATGAAAGCAGAGTTAGAGTCAGCTGATCGTGTGTTCAAACTAAGCGGACGTTACCAAGTTACAGACAAGTTCGACATTAAGAAATTTGACAATGCAGATACCAAAGGCAAGTATGTGTTTAAAAAGGCACAGCCTGCTTGGATTCCATCAGCTGACACCGGTGTAACTACCTTACTACAAACACGTCTATGGTCATTTGGTCCAGACATGCTTGAAGAAACAATTGCTGTGTATCAAAAGATTATTGAAAACATGATCAACTTATTTAATAGTCAAAAATACATTGACAACGAACATTCAATGAGCAAGTTTATTCCTAAAGATCAACTTGTGGAGTTAGAAGTAGTTGGCCTAATGGGTAATATTGCACCAAATGGAATGATGGTAATTGATTAATGAAAAATGTACTTGTTATTGGTGGTAACGGCTACGTAGGATCAAGACTGCGTCAAGTACTTGCTCAGCAATATGATGTAGATAGTGTTGATTGCTGTTGGTATAACCACGATGAAACTAGTCGTAGAACAGACTATCATAATCTCTCAGAGGATGATGTATCTAAATATCAAGTGGTAATTGTGCTGGCAGCACATGCAGGTGTTAGACCCTGTGACGGCGATATTAAATCACCTTGGTTGAACAACATTACTAACTTTATTGATCTATTGGGTAAATTACCTAAAGAGACCTTGGTAATCTATGCTAGTAGTGCTAGCGTGTATGGTAATAGCTTACCAGGCAAGTATCACACAGAAGAGATTGTACAGTTTAATCCTGTTAATAACTATGATATCACAAAATACGTAGGTGATCTACAAGCAGAGATTGCTATGGCACAGGGGCGTAATATTATTGGGCTACGCTTTGGCACAGTAAATGGTTGGAGTCCCAACCTTAGAGTTGATGTAATGATCAACAGCATGTATCATACTGCCCTACAGAGTAATAAAATTGTAGTGTCTAATAAACATATTGGTCGTGCCCTACTAGGTATTGAAGATCTATGCCGTGCTATGATTACTTGTATTGAACAACCAGTGCCTGGTATTTACAATCTAGCAAGTTTTAACACAACTGTAGAAGAAATTGCCAAGGCTGTATCAGAGCAATTAAATGTACCAATTGAAGATCAAGGTACCACAGCTAATGCCTACGACTTTGGCATTGATACTACCTTATTCCAAGAAACCTTTAACTTTACATTCCAAGAAACACCTAGTACAATAGTTAATAGCCTTAAAGAAAGATACGCGGAGTCACACATTGAACGCCGCGATAATTACATGACATATCAATGGGAAAAACATGACAGACGCTAAAGAATTAAAAGAATGCCTATGCTGTGGCAGCACAGACTTGGCCTTAACCCTAGACCTAAATGAACAGCCACTGGCTAACAGTTATCTTAAAGATCTCAACGAAGTTGAACCAACATTCCCATTGGCCTTAAATCGTTGTAAATCTTGCAGTCACTTACAGTTAAGTCATGCTGTAAATCCAGACCTGTTGTTTAAAAACTATTTGTATGTAAGTGGGACGAGTCGTACTCTACTAGAGTACTTTAAATGGTTTGCTGAATACAATATCTCAGAGTTTGAACAGCGTAACAGTCGCAGGCCAGAGAACGTACTAGAGATTGCCTGTAACGACGGCACACAGTTAAACGTCTACAAGGACATGGGTTTGAAGACCTATGGTGTAGACCCAGCTGAGAACCTACATAAACTAAGTTCAGTAGAACATGAAGTAGTATGTGATTACTTTAAACAGGAACATGTTGAATTGTTCAAAGGTAAGGTAGATATTATCTCAGCACAGAACGTTCTAGCACATAACAGCTATCCATTGGAGTTCTTAGAACAGTGTCGTGACATCATGCGTGATGATAGTGTACTGTTTATTCAAACTAGCCAAGCTGATATGGTTAAAGAAAACCAATTTGACACTGTATATCATGAGCATATTAGTTTCTTTAATGTCAACAGCATGAACGAACTAGCTCGTCGTGCTGGCCTGCACTTGTTAGATGTACGCAAGACACCTATCCATGGTAACAGCTATGTGTTTATGTTTAGCAAAGTACCAGGCAATGATACTACTGTTCAACAGGTGCTTGCTGAAGAACGTGCATTTGGCCTACAGAACACTGCAACCTACGAAGAATACACACGTCGTTGCCTACAGGTAGTTAAAGATCTAGACCAAGCAATTGTAGCTTATCGTACACTAGGATTTAAAGTTGTGGGTTATGGTGCAGCTGCTAAAGGTAATACTTTATTGAACTTTGGCAAGTTTAACCTAGACTTTATCATTGACGACAATCCCTTAAAACACGGCCTGTATACTCCAGGTATGCACACACCTATTACATCAATTGATGCATTAGATAGTCTGCAAGATGAAACTATTGCATTTGTTCCGTTAGCCTGGAACTTCTTTGATGAAATTAAACGTAACATCAAGGCCAGACGTGATAATCCAGAGGATGTATTTGTACGCTATTTCCCTACTATAAATATTGAATAATATATAAGGGTATATAATGTCAGCACCAATACAAGATCCAGCAGAACTAAGACGTAATGCAGAGCTATTAGCTGCACTTGCACAACATTTAAATGATCATGCTAGTCTAATAGACTCTACGCAACCTACTCAGACTACACTTGAATCAGTAAAAGCCATACAAACTGACCTAGCACAGCGCATTGCCGCTCTTGAAGATGTTGTTAGAAAAGCACAAGGCGTCATTGACTTGATGAATCAAGTTGATCATCTAAATAGCGAATTAATAGAATTAAAAAATACATTTGGGGTAGCTCAACAAGACATTGATAGTCTACCACAACCAATTGAACCAGCACTGCCTATACCAGAACCTATACCAGACGCATACATATCACAGGGCAGAGCTAAAAGAACAGTGGTAGCACAGTGTTACAACGAAGAGTTCTTATTGCCATGGTGGTTAAAACATCACAAACATGTCTATGATCATGGTATTATTGTAGACTATGCTAGTACTGATCGCACTAGAGATATTATCCGTGAGATTTGCCCTACTTGGGAAATAGTTCCTAGTCGTAACGAACACTTTAATGGCAACGCAGTTGATGAAGAAATCATGGATATTGAACGTGGCCTAGATGGCTGGCGCATGGCAATGAACATTACCGAAATGTTATACGGCAATCTCGATCATCTAACAAATACTACAAACCCAACACAGTACATGATCACAAATTATGTGTTTGTTGATATGGAAGATCCAGCTAAATGTCCAGAGTTAACATATGATCGCCCCTTACACGAACAACGTTATTGGGGATTCCATGACTACGATACTAATAGAGATCCTGGTATTGCTTATGGCCCCGGCAAAGGTGAGTGGAGTCGTTTAAACCGTAGTCTACATAACCATCCAGTGCAGTACACAGGTGGACGACACTATCCAAGAACAGACTATACCTTTGATGATCTAGTCTTATTCTACTATGGTTGGGCAGATATTGGCGAGCGTGGACTAGCAAGAAAAACACAGATACGTGCTAGAATTCACGATGGTATGACTGGAATTCATACACACGAACGAGATGAGTATATAAACATGTATAGACATCACCAACAGCCTGTAAGCACTGACCTACGTCCACAAATTGCCAGCATACTAGCACATCATCATAGATGTACAGGGCAGGAGTGGTAGGTGAAAAAGACCGTTGTTTCTCATTTCTATAACGAAGAATATCTACTACCGTGGTGGTTAAAACATCATAGAGCCGTGTTTGATCATGGCATTATGATTGACTATCATAGCACTGATCGCAGTGTTGAAATAATTAAAGAACTATGCCCTACATGGGAAATACGTACACATGTTCCTCGCGATGCTTCAGTTGATACACACAATCAAGATTTTTTAGATTCGCATTGGATAGATCAAGAAGTTATGTCAATTGAGCACGGCCTTGATGGCTGGCGCATGACCTTGAACATCACTGAATTCTTGTATGGCAACACAGATCATCTTGATGATAGACCTGAGCATACACAATACCTAATAGGCAACTATGTATTTGTTGACATGGAAGATCCAGGTAAAGGGCCAGTATCCTTATCACATGACATACCCTTACACGAACAACGTTATTGGGGTTATGATGAATTTGAAAACTGGGGCAGTTCACATGGTACTATCATGGGCAGGATGAATCGCAGCGTACACAATTATCCGGTAGAATATGAAATTGGCCGTCACTTTGGCGGAGGCCGTGCTAAATCCTTTGATGATCTAGTCTTATTCTACTATGGATGGTACAGCACATCAGAAGAAGGCATTAAAAGAAAAACACAGATTGCTGCGGAAAAGGGTGGAATCAATCCGCATTTTTCTGATGCAGAGCTACACTTAAGACTACAAAGAGATCACCATCAACCAAAAAGCAAAGATCTTAGACAGGAAATTGCACATATCTTAGAACACAACAGACGCATTACAGGACAAGAATTTTGAAGAAAACTATTATCTGTCATATCTACAATGAAGAATATCTATTACCGTGGTTCCTTAACCATCACAAGCAGATATTTGATCACGGTATTATCATTGACTACCATAGTACTGATCGCAGTACAGAAATCGTCAAAGAACTATGCCCAACTTGGGATATTGTAACTAGCCGCAATCCTGACTTCCAGGCAGACAATATTGACTATGAAGTTATGGACATTGAGCGTGGCATTGAAGGTTGGCGCATTTGTCTTAACGTAACAGAGCTAATGATAGGTGACTACAGCCTAATGAATGATGTGGCTAACCAGCAACTACTATTGCCTACTATGTTTTATGTTGACTGTGATAGAGAGCGCCTAGTAGACCCTGGTATTCCTCTATACAAACAAAAGACAGATGGCTTTAGCTTTGAGGGCGGATATACTTTCAACGGCAGATATACAGAAAACTTCCGCGAACGTCGAGCACGCAGTCTACACAATATGAATGTGCAGTATCCTGTACCTGGTCGTCATTATGAAAGTTATACTACTAAAGAACTAGTTATATTCTACTATGGTTGGTGTCCAATGGATGAAGGTGGCTTGGCTCGTAAGCTACAGGTACAAACACAAATACCCTGGGTTGATCGTCAACGCAATTGGGGATTCCATCATATCACTAACAAAGAAACACTCGAATGGCGTTTAACAAAAGAATTTATGCCTCGTTCAAGAAGCCTAAAGGAAGAAACAGAATACTATGTCAACAAACACGAAAGTTTTTCAAATCTACTACAAAAGTGAACAACGTGATCATTTAGATCCAGCATTCACACCCTACGATAATACAAGTAATCCAGATCCGGCTATTCAAGAATGGTTGATATGGGATAAAATGTATCAACAGTGCGTGGATCAAGGCATTGATCAGTGGGGATTTGTCAGTTGGAAGTTTCATGACAAAATGGGCATCTCTGGCCAGACTATGTTAGACTACGTTAATGCTAATCCAGGACATGATGTTTATCTGTTTAATCCTGCTATCTTAAACGAAGCAGTATGGGCCAACGGATGGGAGCAAGGAGATCATTGGCATCCTGGACTAAGTGATATTGCCAATGATTTCCTAGCACGCACAGGCATTGAAGATTATGATGTTAAGGAACTATTATTAGACCGAGAACGCATGGGATTTGCCACATACTTTGTAGCTAACAGAAAATTCTGGGATGGTTATATGGCCCTAACACGTCAGATCTTTACAATAGCTGAAAAAGATGCTATATTTAAACATAAGGTATTTGGTGAAGGATTAAGTAACTACAATCTAAATAAAACCTTGCCAATGTTTCCGTTTTTAAATGAACGATTAGTTAGTACATATATGGATTTGAATTTATTGGACGTATTACCATTTGAACATACACCAATGACATTACCGGCCAAATATAGACCATATATTGCTGAGATTCAGGCATTTTCAGACCTGAAAATGATCATAAATGACTACGGAAGAGACGATCTTTTTAATGTTTGGAATCAGTTAAGACAATCGTTTATACAACGAAATCCGGGAATTTTAAACTTGGAGTAGTTATCCCAAATAACTCACAGTTAAGTATGCACTAAAAGGAGAAATTCCTAGCATACATACTTAACGTTCGGAGGAATCAGAATGACACAAACTACACAGGAGAAGTATTACTGTGCGGGGCGAGCATGCGATAAACGAGATACATGCCATAGACACACTAGCAGCATGTCGGTGAATAACGCAGACTTTAACGATTACGATCTAGTAATGGTTAGAGAATTACCAAAGCCCTGTCAATTTTTTATAGACCGCAATCAAGCAACAGGTCTAGCACCAGCAAAATAAATCAACGAGCAAGACAACACTAACAGGAGGAAAAGTATGAGAATACTAGTTACCTGGGCAATAATGTCCTTGGCAATTCTACAGTGCAATGTAGCACTAGCAAAACAACCACAGGTAGACAATCAACTACTATGCTTGGCCAAAAATATCTACTACGAAGCTGGGTTAGAAACCCGCGATGGAATGATAGCAGTAGCACAAGTTACTATTAACCGTGCTGGTACAGGAAACTTTCCGGGAACCGTTTGCGGAGTAGTTAATCAAAAAACACAGGTAGTTGTAGTTCAACAGGCCAAACCTGTGACCAAAACAGTATGTCAGTTTGCGTGGGTATGTAACCCACCTGCCGGTATTCGTTATGTAAGTGATCGATGGAACGAAAGTCTAGCCATAGCCACCGAAGTTATGTATAATGGTCTACGCTTAGACAATGATGTCATGGCACAGGCCTTATATTTCCATAATACCAGTGTAAATCCAAATTGGCGACTACTAAAAATTGCCCGTATAGGTAATCACGTGTTCTACACTGACCGTCAGGTCTTGACAAGTCGCTAAAAAGGCTGTATAGTATAAATAATCGTGCGAAGGACAAAATTCTTTGCACATTTATTTTATACAAAGGCGACACAAAATGTCAGAAGACTTATTAGTAGAACAAGTAGTTCCGCAACATCCTTATCAAGAAACTCAAGAAAAACCATTTGTTTGTAAACCAGAAGATAAAGAGTGTATACAACGTTTGGTACAGGCATTTTCAGACTGCGATTAAACCATAATTAAACTTTACCATTGACACCACCTGATAAATATTGTAGAATGTATTATCAATTAGGGGTCAATGATGACTGTAGATTTTCAAACACTTGAACAATGTCATGTTGTTCACAAACCTTGGGGTCAAGAAACTTGGTTACAAGGGGGTAGCGATGTTTACCCATTCGCACTAAAAGAACTCGTCCTCAAAGCTGGTTTTGTTACTAGCCTACAAGTACACCAATTTAAATCAGAAAGTATTCATTTACATCAAGGTAACGGAGCATTAATTTACCATCCTCGTCCTTTTGACTGTGAACGTTACCTAGCAGGTGGTTATACACCTGAAGATATTGAACATATTAAAAGTCAATTGATCACACAGGAACTAGCACCGGGTGCAGTATTCCATACTCCGCCATGCACAATACATCGTATGATTGCCTATGATGACTTACACTACACAGAAGCCAGCACTACACAACTAGATGACGTGATCCGCTTAGAAGATTCAGCTAACCGTGGACATGGAAGGATCGACGCAGAACATGACCAACACTAATTTAACAGTATTAATCTTAGCCGCAGGCTATGGACGCCGTATGGGCACATTCAGCCGTATGGTACCTAAAGCACTTGTACCCTATGACAATAAACCCCTAATCAGTCATATCATGGCTAAGTTTGATGCTACAACCACTAAGTTTGTTATTGCCTGTGGACACATGGGACAGTTGATCAAAGACTATGTAACAGAAGTACACAAGGAAAAGAACATAGTATTTGTTGACATTGAAAATTACGCAGAAGGTAACACAGGGCCTGCTACTACTATCCAAACCTGTGCTGATCATATTCGTGGCGGCTTCCTTTGGATTACCTGTGATACCTTATTTGATTTTGATATTACAGATAAACTAGACCACAGCTGGATTGGAGTACATCCTGTTGACAGCACTATTAGTCAAGACTATTGCTGGGTAGAACGTGATGGCGAAGCTATTACACAAGTATACAACAAAGTAGCCAGTAAGCACGCTGTTGATGCGTTCATTGGCCTAATGTATGCGCACAATGACGACTACCTAGATAACTTATTTTCAGTCAACGCAAAAGAAACTCCAGAAGGCTTTGCAGGCTTAGATCTCAAAGCACATACTGTCAGAGGTTGGAAAGACTTTGGTACTTATAGTAAGTGGGAAGAACTAAGTGCAGAATTAGTTGACGTAAGTTTCCCTAAACCAAATGAACTATTCTATAGTGATAATCATCAAATTATTAAGTTTTGGCCAAATCCTAAATCAGCAGAAAAACGTGTACAGCGTGCCCTATGTAATCCTAAGGCTATGCCAAGTAATGTTCGCCGTAGCGGCCCGTTCCTAATTCATGACTATGCCGAAGGTGACATTGTCTACGATCAATACAATTTAGATCTATTCCATAAGATGCTAGACTGGTGTCAAAGTACTCTATGGATAGATGCACCACCAGAAGAAAATGCTGATATTGTTCAGCTTAATATCTGTAAGAAATTCTACTATGAAAAAACCCTAGAACGTGTGAACATGTTCCGTGCCAAATATCCATCGTGGAGTGAAGCATGTGTAGTCAACGGAGTTGAAGTAGATACAATTGATCATTATTTAGATCAAGTTGATTGGGGTTACTTATGTACAGAAGTATCTTGGAAATATATCCACGGTGACCTACACTTCGACAACACCATTTATGATCCAAAAACAGGTAAGTTTACTGCCATTGATTGGCGTACTGACTTTGGTGGCGAACTATACGGTGACCAATATTATGACCTGGCAAAAATGCTAGGCGGTCTATGGTTAAGCTACAAAGACATCAAGAGTGAAAATTATGGTTACAAAGAATCTAATGACTATGCGACACTTGACATTCCTAGTGTCAATGATGCTAAACTATATGAGTCAGTGCTAAAAGACTGGGTAGATGCAAATGGCCTAGATTGGAAGAAAGTTAAATTGATCATGCCAATTATCTACTTGAACATGAGTCCCCTACACGAAGCACCATTTGATAAGTTCCTTGTATCACTTGCTCAATTACATTTCAGCAAGGTATTATAATGTACAAGAGATTTATATTAGATGTAGATGGTGTACTAAATGATGGCAAGCTCTATTGGGACAAGGATGGTAAAGCATTCAAGGCCTTTGGCAACTATGACCACGATGGACTACGTATGCTACGTGACCATATTAGTATTGAGTTTATCTCAGCAGATGGTGCAGGATGGCCTGTAACTCATAGTCGCATTGTTGATCATATGAAGTTTCCTTTGACCTTGGTTAAAGAAGCGGACCGATTAGATTGGATACTGGCCAAAGGTGATCCCAAAGAAACAATCTTCATGGGGGATGGTCCATATGATGCTAAGATTTTCCCACATGTAGGATTAAGTATTGCACCAGCGCAGGCATGGCGCACAGCTATCAATGCAGCTACAATTGTAACAAGACGAGAAGGCGGACAAGGCGCTGTAATGGATGCCTGTGTATATATTATGGATAGGATGGGAATTAAACATGGATTTTAGATTAGGATTTGGACCAATGAGTCCAGAAGCAATTAAGGCAATTTGTAATTATACACAAGACACTAAACGTCCTTTGATGATCATTGCTAGTCGCAATCAAGTTGATGCAGACAGTGGCTATGTAATGACTACACCAGAACTACGTAAATTATTGGATACATTACCAACTAGTTATGTGTGGATGTGCCGTGATCATTGTGGTCCCTACTTCTTAGACAGTGAAAAAGGACTTGACCTAAAGAAAGCTGTAGAAGCAACTAAGAAAACCATTGCCTACGACATTGAACAGGGCTTTGACCTAATACACATTGACACTAGTCGTGTAGATGATACCTATGGTATTGCTGAAGAGTTATTTAAATTTGCACACGACTTGAATCTTAACGTGCGCTTTGAATTTGGCACAGAAGAAAACGTAGGTGTAGCCGCAGGCGCAATCAAATACAAAGAAGATGTAGCCTTTGCTAAGAACATGCCAAACTTGGAATTTGTTGTAGCTCAAACAGGTAGCCTATGCCATGAAGATCACCAAGCTGGTACATTTGAAATAGACACAGTGCGTGACTTAGTTAAAGTGGCCAACGACAATGGTGTTAAATTGAAAGAACATAATGCTGATTATCTAACACCAAATCAGGTACAACTACGTCGTGCAGCAGGGGTTCATGCTATGAACATTGCTCCACAATTAGGTGTAGTACAGACTAAACTATTAAAAGAACTTTGCCTAGGTCGTGTAGGTCAAACAGAATGGACAGCGTTTAGTAAAATAGTATTAGCAAGTAATCGTTGGACTAAATGGACTGACAGCGAAGAAGATGATCAAAAGGTCATCGTTGCTGGACACTACTGTTTCAATAGTCCAGAGTATCGCGATATTTTATCTAAACTAAGTCAACACGCTGATTGGGATGATGAAGTACAAAAAGCACTATGGCAAGTTTTTGACACATATACCACTAATCTACAGTTCTAATGATAGTCCTCAAAAGTGTAAAAGTCACTGATCATCGCCTTGGTACTTATCACCGTGGCGAGTGGTATCCAGACTCTGGCAGGTTTGATATCTTTAAGTATTGTCTTGCTAGTCACGCTGTACTAGAACCCTTAGTAGACAAATTTGTATTTTATATTGACCTGGCAGAATTAGATCCTCGTCGTGAAGAACTATATGCTTACATGCTGTCAATCTTTCCTGAAGAAAAATTAGAAGTCACGTGGCATCGTCTTAATCACACTAATGAATGGCGCGAAGCTGCTGCTAAGTTCGCTGACGACAATGAGCTAATTTGGTATTCAGGTAATGACGATCATATCTTTATAGACAGTAACTTAGATATGATACGTGCGGCCATAGCCACACTTAATGCGGATCCTGATCCCAATGCTATCATGTACTATAGTCATTGGCCTGAACAGATGCGTAACAGTCTACGTTGGGGCGGCGAGCTAACTGAAGATGGTAATTTTATCAAGTTCCATTGGGAGAACTTTGATGCTATCCACCTAATGAAAGCTGGTAGATTTAAGAAGTATTGGTTTGACACAGACTGCGGCAGTGATGTAGTCTACAGATCAGACTTCCTTAATCAATATGGGCTTAAGATACAGCATAATGTATATTCTCCAACTAAAGAACTAGTACGTCACTATGACGGATATAGTCATGTGGGACTTGGCTGTGTAAACGTAGCACCACCCTTGTATATTCCACCTGGCTTCTTTGAAGGTGAGATGCAGATACGCATTGGCTTTAGTGATCGCAAAGAAGGTTGGACTAACTTTAACCCCGTGGCTGAATGGTTATACAATGCTGACAAGAATGGCACAGACTATCGTTGGGTAGAAGAAGACATTCCCCTATTCTGGCAAGGTCGCATCAAGGCTATTGCGACTAACTCAGAAGTTACCCAAGAAGAACTACACCAAGCACGTGATCGTGCTATGATAGCCATGACCCGTGTGCCAATGAATCCATATGGACACCAATTTACCAGCGATGAAGGTCATCCAGAAACTTGGTTCCAAAAACACTTTATATACAAAGAGTAGAATAACATGATAGTTTTCTTTAACGTAAAAATCACAGACATTAAAATGACTTGGCCATATGCTGGCACAGTCTATGATCGCGCTAGTTGGCTACCAGTAAGCAACAGATTTGACATATTCAAATACTGTCTTGCTAGTCGTGCAGTTATGGCACCCGTGGTAGACAAGTTTGTATTCTACATTGACCTAGCAGAGTTTGCGCCACGTCAAGAAGAACTATATGCTTACATGTTAAGCATCTTCCCAGAAGATAAACTAGAAGTCAATTGGCATAGAATTGATCGTACCAGAACTTGGCGTGAAATGTGTACAGAACGTTTTACTGATGACAATGAGCTAGTTTGGTATGAAGGCAACGATGACCATATCTTTATTGACACTGACCTGGAAGTAATTTCAGCTGGTATTAAACTTGTAAATGCAGACCCGGATCCTAACGCTGTTATGTATTACAGTCATTGGCCCGAGCAGATGCGCATGACTATAGCGCAGAATGGCGAACTAACTGAGGATAAGAATTTTATCAAGTTCACCTGGGACACAGTAGACTCACTAATCATGATGAAGGCCAGCAGATTTAAACGTTACTGGTTTGAAACAGACTGTGGTGAAGATAACATGTATCGCTCAGACCCTCTGGGTTGGCAATACGGATACAAGATACCAGGTACAGTTTATAGTCCTACACGTGAACTAACACGCCACTATGATGGTTACAGTCATGTAGGTAAAATGCTAAACCCTATTGCTCCTCCACTTTGTGTACCTCCAGGTTTCTTTGACAAGACCATGAAGGTGCGTATTGGTTATCCAGAACGCAAGGAAGGTTGGACTAACTTGTATGCTGCCGCTGAGCGATTATACAGCATAGACCCCAATGGGGTAGAAGCACGCTGGTGTGTAGAAGATATTCCCTTATTCTGGAAAGGGCATATCAGCGAACTAGATGTAAATCCAGATCAAGACATTTATCTACTACAACAAGCACGTGATGCGGCTTTTGTGGCTATGGCTAGAATACCAATGCGAGCACATGGCCATGAGTTTGGTACTGAATGTCATCCAATTGAGTGGTTTTCCAACCACTTTTTAGCAAAAAACGGTTGACAACTAGCTCAAAATAGTCTATAATGGCACTTGTTTAGTTAATAAGGAGTGCAAGTTATGGGCTATGCAGTTTTCCAACACGGTAAAGAATACGGTAGTCGCAAAGGCTTAGAAGGCCCATTTCATTATCCAAACGGTCGTGTCCTATACTACGATGCCAAGGCCGGCGAATATTGGGATCCAACTACAGACTTCTATGTACCTAATGATGAAGTAGCAGAACTCCAACAATCAATCTTAAATCTAATTAGGAACTAACATGGCCCTAGAAGTTATTCGAGAAGTAACGGTTTGGGAGGTAGACTATCGCCAGCCAAACCACACATACCTAATGAAGGGTGAACGAGCTGTAGGATATCAAAAATGGGGCGAAGGTGCTCCTATCTACTACACTACAAAACAAAAACTAGACAAGCGTGGCCGCAAGTTTGTCAAAGTTCCTATGAAAGAAAGTCCATTTAAAGAGGTTGACATTTTGGTTAAATGACAGTATACTAGCGTTTAACAGTTAAGGAGCAATTATGAGTTTCTGGGCACCACAAACTAATAAAGAATCTAAAGCACTAAGCAGGCTAATAGAAGATCCTACAGAATTTGCTAAGATCTCAGAACGTAGAAAAGATCTGAATCTATTAGCAGAATTAGCAAAACTTCATGACACAATGCGAGATGCTTTTGCTGATCCTATCCAAGCACAAGCACATTACACAAACGTAGTTTGTTTGTACCATGACATGGGTGTAGTAGCTGCTTGCGATAAATTAGCAGAGAAATACCAAGTTGATGCTTGGTGGTGTTATGGATCAACTAACCCATTTAGTCATTGACATTTTATCAAAATGAGTGTATAATGCTACACATACACTAACAACACGGGAAGAATAATATGTTTGAAACTTGCGTAAAACAGTATGTTTTAATTACATTAAACAGCATCAGAGTTAAAACAGAATTCTTCTCAGGCACCTTGTTTGTTCGCACTATTACAGAGCAAGAAGCCACAGCAGTTCTACACGTTTTAATTGAAAAAGTAGGCGCCGTGGAGATGAACGCAATTGGCGACACTGGCGAATACGCTTACGATTTTATTTAAAAAGAGGTTGACAAGCACAGGCAGAGGTGCTATAATTACGAAACAATAACAAAGGAGCATTAGACAATGACTGGTTTTGTAAAAATTAAAAATGGTAGTTATCGTAATCAAACAATTACTAACGAAGTATTTCCTCTAGTAAAACAATTTCAATTAGGCAGTAAAGGTGGTTTTATCACAGTAGACGGCACTGGTCGTTTTGGTAAAGATAAAATACGTGTTACTATTGCTAGTCCTACAGAGTATGAACTGGTAGACGCAACAGAATACACAGGTGAAGTGGCTACACAAAACGAGCATAATGAGCAGAGCGATGAGGAAAGAATAGCAGATATCGCAATGCGATTTGAAATGCTAGATACAATGACTAAGGCTGCACTAAATGGGGATATTAGGGCACTGATAGTTTCAGGGCCGCCTGGTGTTGGTAAGAGCTTTACTGTAGAACATCAAATTGAACGAGCAAACTTATTTCAGCAGGTTGCTAATGTTAAACCTAAACACGAAGTAGTTAAAGGTAGTGCGAGTGCTATTGGCTTGTATAAGAAATTATACGAATACAGTGACGAGGGTTCTGTGTTAGTTCTAGATGACGTAGACAGTATTTTGTTTGACGAAGTGTCGTTGAACTTGCTTAAAGGTGCTCTAGACAGCGGCAAAAATCGTAAGATTAACTGGTTACTTGAAAGTCGTATCTTAAAGAACGAAGATATTCCTAATAGTTTTAACTTTAAGGGTGCTGTAATTTTCCTAACAAATTTGAAGTTTGATCAAGTTAAAAGCTCAAAACTTAAAGATCACTTAGAAGCACTACAAAGTCGTTGTCACTATCTAGATTTAACTTTAGACACACAACGCGATAAGATCTTACGCATTAAACAGATTGCTAAAGATGGAGCACTGTTTGAGGACTTGGGTATTGGCAGCATCGGACAAGAGATTATTATTGATTTTATGGATGCTAACAAGAACAAACTTCGCGAACTGTCGCTCAGAATGGCCATCAAAATAGGCCAGTTGTATAAGAGCTTTCCTAATAACTGGGAAGCTATGGCTAAGACAACTTGTATGAAGTCAGGTAGTTAATACTAACATAAACTAAAGAAAGGAGCAGGCAGTATGACAACTAAAGTTTATATTGTAAAAGGATTAGACTGGACAGGTTACGGGCATCACCGTATCGTGGGTTATTATGCTAGTCTTGCTCTGGCTAAAACAGCGTTGGCAACGGCTAAGGTAAACCCACCGTATCCAGAAACTGAAGAATATGTGCTTGAAGCATGCACATTAATTACCGAATAAGGAGTAGGCAAATGATTATCTTAATTGGCTTAGTTGTATTGTTAGCAGTAGCATTAGCAGCCCCAGGGTTGCTAATCTACCAACTTAACAAAAAGTTGAATAACGACTTAGAACATCTTAATGAACAATTAACACAGCAACGCATTGAACGACGCGGCAACTATTTTGTAGCACGACCTAAGGAGTAGACAAATGAACGCAATTAAACAGTATTTCAAATATGTAAACCAATGGAATGTAATCTTTTACTTACTGGTATTTTCTCAAATACTTCTCGGTTGGGAAAATGGACACTATGATTGGGGTAATCTATGGGGGGTTGGCTTAATTTGGACCTTGTACCTATTAGGTTACAACAGTCTAGATCGTGAGTTGGAAATTAACCTAGATCAAGCCAAAGAAGCGATTGCTCGAAATGAAAACACTATTAGCTAGCAGTAGAAATTTTACGCTTGCGCAAGAAGTTCAAAAGAATAAAACCTATTACAGAATAACATATAAATCTGTAAATCTTCATGATCAATTGGAAGAAATTCGAGATATGTTAGACCCTGACAGGAATTTGTTTATTAAAAAAGTAAGATTTCAGTATAGATTTACAGATCAAGACCTTGCTGAAAAAAACTATACAATGTTAGTGTTAAGGTGGCCGTAATGAGACATCGCAAGCGTAGAGTACTAGAAGGTCGCTGGTTTAATTTAAACAGCATTACGAGCCCTACTACAGGTCGTAAGCACTATGAAATTAGTATTAATGCTCATAGACTAAGTGGCATGACTAACTACACCTTAGAAGATATGCGCAAGCACTTTGACCCTGGTGGTAATCGTGGCCTACGATATGGTACTAAGTGGAAGTATAATAATCGTGAAACAGCAGAGCAATTATTAACCATGGCAATATTAAAGTTTGGAGCATAGCATGGGCGCATTTTATCAGAAGTGGAGTAGATTATTTTTATTCTTTACTATTGCGAATGTCTTGATTGTTGTGCTACAATTAGTATTTGCTTGGGGTCATTGGTCCAAACACGAATGGTGGGGTATGGCATTAAGCACATTCTTTGGCACTATTAATGCTGTGTGTGCTGTACATCAATACCGTCAATGGCGTAGAGTTATACAGGAAGAAAAAGATTTTATGTGGGCTACTTTAAGCACCGAAGGCATACAATGAAATTACTATTAGCAATGATTTATAATTTAATTCTACTAGGTGGCACCGCTTGGCTAGTAGGATGGCAAGGTTGGAGTGCATGGTGGTTTCTATTCACTGTGTTCTTTTTAGCAAGCGGTCGAGATTAAGGAGTAATATATGTCACAACTTACAAAACAAATTTTATTCATTGCAGCAGGCATCGTTGTCGTGGGTGTAGTAGGCATTTGGAATCCAACAGCTCAACGTCTATTAGGCATGCTGGCTTTTGGGTGGATGCTGGCAGACATCGCACGTGATGTATTTCCAGAGAAGAAATAATGGAAAATATTGAACTTCGTTGGGTTTGGCAGAGTGGTGCTAAAACCCTACAGTATCGAACTCTGATTAAAAAAGTTTGGTCAGAGTGGCAAACAGTTCCATTAATAGATGGAGAGTAACATGGAGAAATCGTTATCAATTGTTGTGATAGTAACAATATTAGGTATGTATGCGGAGTTAGCCTTAGAAGAACACAACAAGACCGAATGCCGTATTGCCGCATTACAAGCAGGTAAAAATTCTACCGACATTGCCGCAATCTGTAAATAACTAAAAGGGGCATATAATGTCATTATTAACATTTTTAGAAATCATATTAGCAGTGGTAATAGGGAACAAAATTGTCTTTAAGATATTCTCAGGACCTGACGATGCTGAAAAAATCCGTTTTAATATTTTTCAGTTTGGTTTTGTGGTCGTAGACAGCTCAATTAATTCCGTATGGAATCCAAGTCATGTTGAGGGCGATGCTGTTCCTGTGGGGTTAATTGAACAAGTAGTTGCCCGTAAAGAATGGCACTTGCGTCTTGGCAAATATTATGTGTTCTACACTACCCCATAAGTCCATCAGTAAATAACTGTATATGGAATGGCAAAATACAAAACGATTTGCTTGGTGGCCTGTTAAAAGTTCCAGAAAAGATCGGCGAGAATACATTTGGTTAACATATTATTGGAAATGCTACAAAGAGTCAGAAAACGAGTTAGTTGAATATAAAGCTGTGCTGTCAGATGAGGACTTTATCTGGTGGCAACTACGTAAAGAATACAAATGAAATCAGACATCAAAATAAATCAGTCGGCGGAAGTATTACCTATCAGCGTCGTTGCTGGTACTATCAACTTATTCGACGATCAGATTGACCTATACGGTCGAAACAAAGCTAAAATTAATATTGACCAACTTGCTGACCGTCCAAAACGTGATAGTAAACTAATCTTAGTAACAGCCATAACCCCAACGCCCTCAGGTGAAGGTAAGACCACAACAACCATTGGACTCGCAGACGGCCTACGTAAACTAGACTACAATGCCATTGTATGCCTACGTGAACCCGCATTAGGTCCTGTATTTGGTATGAAAGGTGGCGCCACTGGGGGCGGGTATGCTCAGGTATATCCCATGGAAGATATTAACCTACACTTCACAGGTGACTTCCACGCAGTTGCTTCGGCACATAACTTATTAGCTAGTTTAATTGACAACCATCTACACTGGGGTAACAAGCTCAATTTAGACACTAATAACATCACATGGCGTAGAGTTAGTGACATGAACGATCGTGCGTTACGCGACGTTTGTGTAGGTCTGGGCGCACATAATAGTGTTACCCGTCAGACAGGATTTGACATTGTAGTAGCAAGTGAAGTAATGGCCATTCTATGTCTAGCTGATGACTTTAAAGACCTTAAGAAACGTCTAGGTAAGATTACTGTGGGCTATACTAGAGACGGTAAGCCTATTACAGCTAAACAATTAAAGGCACATGGTGCTATGGCCGCATTACTAAAAGATGCTGTTAAACCTAACCTAGTACAGACCCTAGAAGGTACTCCTGCGCTGATACACGGCGGTCCCTTTGCTAACATAGCACATGGCTGTAACAGTGTTATAGCTACTAAGCTAGGCATGAAACTAGCTGACTATGTAGTAACAGAAGCAGGCTTTGGTGCTGACCTAGGTGCTGAGAAATTTATTAACATTAAGTGTCGTAAGAGTGGATTAAAGCCTGACGTAGTGGTATTAGTTGCTACGGTCAGAGCAATTAAACATTGGGGTAACTACGATAACCTAGACAAGCATATTGCCAACATTACAACATGGTACAACTTGCCTTGTGTAGTTGCTATTAACAAGTTTAAAGGCGACACAGAACAAGATATCAAAGATTTACAACAGCACGTCTGGGACACATTCAAAATTGAAGCAGTGGTAAATCACTCTTGGGCAGACGGTGGCATTGGCGCACAAGAACTAGCACACGAAGTTGTTATGGCCATAGATGAAAGCAATAAAACTATGGAATTTACCTACGAAGATAATGAAACATTGTACTGGAAACTTAATGCTGTAGCCACGAGAATTTACAATGCCTATGAAGTACAAATGGATGCTAAAGTAGCACGTCGCTTAGAAGAACTACAGAAAGACCACGGACATTATCCAATTTGTATTGCTAAAACACAGAGTAGTTTCAGTGATGATCCTGCTAACAAACTAGCCGCAACAGAACGTCATGTGCTAACAGTGCGTGAATTAAGATTATGTACAGGTGCTGAATTTATTGTAGCAGTATGTGGCAACATCATGACCATGCCAGGCCTACCAGAAACACCAAACGCTGAACGTATTGGTATTGACAAGCAAGGTCGTATTGAAGGATTAGACTAATGACAGAAACACTAATTGTAATGGCCGCAGTTATGGTCATAGGCATTGTACCGGTAATTGCTATTGCTTTACTAGCCTTAAGGGCACTAAAGAAATCATTGGGTGACATTGAATCTGCAATAAACGAACGCAGTACCAAGTTCGATGAAGGTATTGAAGAAATTAATCAACTGTTAGATCAAAAAGATCAACTTAAATAGTCATTCTATCACACTTTCTATTGTCTAGCTCCTAGTGTGATAGCCTTAAAGCCCAAGTGGAAACATTTGGGCTTCTTTTTCTCTTGCTATTCAGGATTAAATATCATATACTAATTATATGTTACAATTTCAATACGTCGAAGACTATATAGAACTACTGGCTGGCTACGATCCGGCTAATTCTAATAACATACTGTTTAATAACAGCAAGTATAAGTTCAGCTTGGCTCGATACGATGTTCAAATTGTAGAAAGCATGGCCAATACTACCTTGTGGGGTGTCGAAGCACTTACTGACCGTCAAGGTGAGTTGGCTATAAAACTAGCACTGAAATATAAACGTCAATTTGCCAAATTTGACATAGACGTTAGCCCAGTTGAAACACCACAGTGGCGTAAACCTCTACGTAAAATTGATCGTGAACGGCGCATTTGGTTGGAAGGCGATAATATTCTAGTTAAGTTCCCTTATAATCAAACTTGGATTGAGGAAATGCGTCAGCTTAAAGAAACAGGGCAAGGACGTAGTCAATGGGATAACGAAACTAAAGTTTGGGTTTTGGGCGTCAGTGAATATAATGTTAACTTTATTGTCACGTGGGGCGATAGTAGAGAATTTAACATTGATTCCAAAATCATTGACCTGTTTGAGCAGATATTAGTATGTGAAAGTCAACCATATGAAATCAAATTGGTCAAAACCGATCTAGGCTATGAAGTAACTAATGCCGCAGACAGCCTTAAAGAATATATAGCCGAACACATTGGCAATAATGACATTGTTAAACTAATTGATCACGCAGGCATCTTAGGATATAGTGTAGATGCTGACATACTACATGAAGCTAGTAATGATTATGGACAGTCTTTAGAATATTTGGGTACCAGGCATGTTGCCCACTTGTCACCCACAGAACCTAATCTGTGGGATTGGTTGCTAGACTACGCCGAATTAACTAATCGTTATCCTATTTGTATATATGATCCAGGCTTGACCTATGACTTAGATCTATCACGGTTCAGTGAGTCTGATATAGTACGCTTTGATCAAAACGGCAAGACTAACACTAGCGATTATGATCCATATAATGTTAAAGTAGTATATGCTAAGAAACTTCCGCAGAATTGGGAATTTCCTGTGCCACTACTAGTCAGCACACACAACATGATGTTTGGTGGACGTAAACTAGATTGGTTGAACCGCGCTGAAAAGATTGTCTATTGGACAGCGACAATAATAAGAGAAAATTAATGGCAACAGCTAGATTACTGATTAAAGATGAAGTTAACGTAAAGATAGAAGGACTTGATCTACGTGAACGAAAAGAACTTAGTAATAAGTTCAAATATGAAATCCCAGGTGCTCGCTACTTGCCTGCTGTTCGCCTAGGCCGTTGGGATGGCAAGGTAGCATACTTTCAAATGGGTGGTAGCACTTATATTAATCTACTACCAGAGATTATTCCTTACTTAGAAAAACAAGGATATAATCTTGAATTAGAGGATGTTAGAGATTATCGCACACAGTTTGAGTTTTCTCAGGTCAGTGAAGCGACGTTTGCTCATAAGACTTGGCCAGAGAAACACCCAATGGCAGGACAGCCTGTGGTCCTGCGTGACTATCAAATTGAAATTATCAACAAGTTCCTAGAAAACCCACAGTGTATCCAAGAGATTGCCACAGGTGCTGGTAAGACTCTGATGACAGCAGGTCTTAGTTATTGCTGTGAACAGTATGGCAGAACTATTGTTATTGTTCCAAACAAATCATTAGTAACACAAACAGAAGCAGACTACATCAATTTGGGCTTAGATGTGGGTGTGTACTTTGGTGATCGCAAAGAGTTTGGTCGTACACATACTATCTGTACGTGGCAAAGTCTTAACATTCTATTAAAGAATACCAAAGGTGGCGAAGCAGACATCACTATCATGGAATTCTTAGAAGATGTTGTATGTGTTATGGTTGACGAAGTACACATGGCTAAAGCAGATGCGCTAAAGACCTTGTTAACAGGTGTAATGAGCCAAGTGCCGATACGTTGGGGACTAACAGGAACTATACCAAAAGAAGCATATGAGCAGGTTAGTCTACTGTGTAGTCTAGGACCTGTAGTTGGTAAACTAAGTGCCAGTGAACTTCAAGACCAAGGTGTCTTGGCCAATTGTCATGTAAATATCTTACAGCTAATAGATCATGTAGAATACAAAGACTACCAAAGTGAGCTAAGATATCTGTTAGAAACAGATGCTAGACTAGACTACATTGCTAGTTTAATTGACAACATACGTAAATCAGGTAATACCTTAATCTTAATTGATCGCATTGCTCCGGGTAAAGCCCTATTAGAAAAGATCCCAGGAGCAGTGTTTGTATCCGGAGGAACCAAAGCAGATGATCGCAAAGAAAGTTATGATGAATTTGCTTCGAATGATGACGTGGTTGCTATTGCCACTTATGGCGTTGCGGCTGTTGGTATTAACATTCCTCGTATTTTTAATCTTGTGCTTATCGAGCCTGGCAAATCGTTTGTCAGGGTCATCCAAAGTATCGGGCGTGGCATTCGTAAAGCGGAAGACAAAGACTTCGTACAGATCTGGGACGTAACATCAAATTGTAAGTTTGCCAAACGGCATATAACAACTCGTAAGAAATTTTATACAGAAGCAAATTACCCGTTTGTGGTAGAAAAAGTGGAGTGGCGCTAAGTGGGATCACCTTTTAATTTACTAGATAATCATTTAATAAACGTTTCTGAAAATGAAATAATATTAGAAATAGGCACTGACAAAGGAGAAAAATCAACAGAATATTTCCTTTATCGCGCTGAAAAATTTAAAACCAAATTAATAACTGTTGATATAGATGATACTATGTTTAATCAACAGTATAAACAAATAGAATCTAGTGCTATTGAATTTTATCATATGATGGGAAGTCAATTTGTTAAAGAAGTTTTGCCGACCCTTGGAGTAAAAATCAAATGTGTGTATTTAGATAACTACGATTGGAATTGGAATCCAAGTGAAAAAATTGATCATATATACAATCAAATTGATTGGTACAAGCGAAAATATAATATCAATATGAATAATATGGATTGTCAAGTAGAACATATGAAACAAATGATCGGAATAATGCCTTATATGTCTTCAGATGGGATAGTAGTATTAGATGATACATATCAGAGAGAAGATAATGTTTTTACTGGTAAAGGTGGCCCAATTGTGACCTATTTATTGGCTAATCAATATAAAATTTTAGATATAATTCCTGGCCAAGGCATTATTCTACAAAATCAAAATAAAGGAAATTAATGTACATCTTAACTTTAGAAAATACCGCATATGAAATGAACGAAATCCCCGATGAAGTAGAGGATCTACGTTTTGCGATATTAGACAACAGTGATCCAAAGAATCCAGATTATTTCTTTATTCCTTTGATCTTTTTAGAAAGTTTTAACAGTCCGGCATTGGTCTTAAGCATCGGCGGCAATATAGTTAAGATGCCCGCAGATTGGCAGATCTTAATTGGTGAACCAGACTTTGGTGACCTAGAAGTTATCCCTCTAACATCAATTAACGACCGAGGATTTAGTGCTTATACATTTAATCCACTGGAAAGTTTCAAACCAGAATTTCATCCTGTAGAAATTATTGACATTTATCAAGATGTTAAATGGTATTTTCCTAAACTTAAACCTGGACAGATGCTAGCGGTGCCTATCGCGGAAGGTGAGCGTCCACTATGTGCTTACTTTGTTAAAGATATTAGTCGCCAGAGCGAAGTAGTAGACTACGGTAAAATATGGTAATACTTTTTGTAGTAAATATGATTAGCGGATTTGAAGATGCGCGACCTGTAGCTAGACAAAAAAAGGTTAATCTCGGAGGGTGGATTGCCGGACCAGGCTCGACTATTTTACCTGGAATAAGTTATGCCATTTGTCCGGTACAAGCAGGCTTTGCATTTACACAATCATTGTTTGAGCAATTTGATGAAATTGTTTTTTTAAAAGATCATGATAATTATATAGTTCGAATTCGTCAAGCTGAATTAGAACATAATTTAACAGAGGTGGTTAACAACAATAGAAAACAAGAATCTCAAATGTTATACTTTGGATGTAGTCATACATATGGTGACGGCCACAGTGATAAATCAACTGTATATCCTAGCGTTTTATCTAAATTATTAAATACTGACTATATAAATCTGGGTATGCCAGGAAAAAGTAATTATGATATTGAAGATTTGATGAATTGTTATAATCTAGAGCGTGCTACTGTGGTTGTTCAATTTACTGATATGTATAGAATTAGATATTCTGATAATAGTAATAATATTAAATCAGACGCGATACATAGATTAATAGATAGAGAATCAAAATATAATTTTTTATTAAGTGAAGAAAATTTATTTTTTAATTTTCAACAAATTGTGCTAAGAACCTTAAATAGGTTACGAGAGAACGGTAGTAAATTTTTAATTACGTTTACCTGCAATTACGAAAATGATTATGATTTAAAATGTTTAGAATATTTGCATCAATATAACGAATTCTGTAGCCATGTGGGTACTGTAGTAGACGTTGCTGAAGATAATACACATTACGGGGTACAAAGTCATAGATTATGGGCAGAAAAATTATACAAAAAATGGGTAGAAATATATGGGCACACTGGAACCTGGCGCAACCTACATATATGAGCGAGTTGATGATGTAATATACGCTCGTAAAGCAGGATCTACTGATAGATTTGAAATTGGCCGAGACTACAAATTAAATAGAGGTATAGAAGAAGAATTGCTGTGGAGAGAAATACGCAATGCCGCCGAGACCAATTCCACTTTACAAGAAGCACTAGATCATGTTATAATGATATATAAGTTAAGCAAGGAATATAAAGATGGCATTTGATCCTAGACAATTTAAACAAAAGAAAAAACGTGCAGTAGATCCAAATGCACCTCCTAGACCTAACCTGATGTCGCATGATAAGGTTATCCGCGAGCAAAAAGATGTGATTATGGCTCTTGAAGAAAAGGTAAGATTTCTATCAGAGGAAGTTTCTCTAATGAAAAGTAAATATCGTGACATACAACAGAGTGTAGAACAAATCATTGGCGTATTACGTAGAGGTAGATAATGGCCACAGACTTTAACAGTCCCTTATATATTGGCAATGAAATGTTAGCGTTTGATCGCAAAGATCGTGCCTATTATGACAAATTCACTGATGAAGAACGCAAACAGTTTAGTACATATCTAATGCTGAGATATGGTGCTAGTGTACAAGGTAATGCAGACCTGCAGGCTTATTATTTGTTAGCAACAAATGAAAATGTAAACAAGTACTTTTTTGATCTAAATAAACATCCTAAACTACAATGGCTAATGTGTACTTCAGTTAGTCCTGGTATGGGCAAACAACATCACTATTGGCAAGGCAGCAAGAAGAAAGAAACTAACAACAAGGCTGTTAAATTTTTAACAGCACTACATCCAGAACTTAAAGACGATGAAATCAAACTACTAGCGGCTATTAATGATAAACGAGATCTTACAGACATGGCACGAAAACTCGGCTGGGATGACAAGCGCATCAAATCAGAGCTTTAAGTGTCGTTATTGTGCCAAAGAGTTCCGCAAAGAATCAACACTTGCGGCGCATCTGTGTGAAAGCAAGCGACGTTGGCAACAGGAAAAAGAAATAGGTGTACAGTTTGCCCTACAGGCATACTTACGTTTCTTTGAACTAACACAAGGTAGTGCTAAACTTAAAAGTTATGGTGATTTTGTAGATAGTCCTTACTACAGTGCTTTTGTTAAGTTTGGTCGCCATATGGTTGCTATACGTGCTGTTAACCCACGTATGTTTATTGACTATGTAATCAAAGAAAACAAAAAACTTGATCATTGGACTCATGAACAAGTTTATCTAGAATATCTACATGCTTACCTAAAGAAGGAAGCTGTACAGGACGCATTGGAACGAGCATTAACAGAAATGCAGGACTATGCAGATGAACATCCTGAATTTAAAAACGGATTTGTTGATTATTTTAGATATGGTAGTAGTAACCGTATCTGCCACCATATTACTAATGGTAGGATTAGTCCTTGGATTGTATTTAACTGTGATTCAGGAGTAGGGTTTCTTGAGTCTCTCACTGAAGAACAAATTGCTATGATCTTACCGTGGATAGATCCAGATTATTGGCAACGTAAATTTGTTGACTATGTAGCAGATACTGAATGGGTTAAAATGATACTTAAAGAGGCTAGACTATGAAATTTACCAGTGATATTGACATCGATTTTGCAGACCGCGAAGAGATATTATCATTACTTGATGTTACTCCTGCTAGTATCATGCGTGATGGTAATTTGATCAAACACAACACAGGCGTATATGCCACAGAGATACCTGTGGATCCATTCTCAGGTATAGCCAGTATCGAATATAATAACGCAGAACGTCGCGGATATGTTAAACTAGACTTTCTTAATGTTAATCTATACAAGCAGGTTAAGAGTGAAGATCACTTGCTTGACTTAATGAAGGAACCTGATTGGGCTAAACTTTATGATCCTGCAATATGTTCACAGTTAATTCACATCAACAATCACTACGATACCTTGATTAAGATGCCAGAAGCTGTGGATACTATTCCTAGACTAGCTATGTTCCTGGCTGTCATACGTCCGGGTAAACGACATTTGATAGGTAAGACTTGGAAGGAAGTTAGTGAAACTGTTTGGGATAAGGTTGAAGGCGAGTACAGTTTCAAAAAAGCACATGCGATTGCTTATGCTCAATTGGTTGTGGTAAATCTTAATTTACTCGACGAACAAGTGTAATACTACGACGTTTACTACGTTTACTGGCTATTTCTTTTAAACTTACATAAGGACCGTGCTGTATTATAACGTCCTTACTGTTGAATGTTTTCAAACAGATCCTGAATTCTACCCAGTCTTGCTTTAAAAACACATTAATAGGCACTAGTCTATTACTCTCCCACCACCACTGATCAGCTAGATCTAAGAACTTTTCTTTCTGATCCATGCCTTTAAGTAGGGCATAGTCATAGATAGTTGTAATTAATTCGTCCGAATTCTGAATGATGCCAATATAGTCGTTTCCGCCGTAGGTTACGAAGCTTAAAAATGGGTATTGATCTAATAGATGCTTGATATTGTCTTCCATACGTACCGCGATAAATATACTAAAGGGATTAACGAAAAGTGCCACTAATCACAAGTTATTTATATCAAAATATTTTCACTGTTCAACTTCTGGACTATGAGAACCCTGACATACAAAATATAAGGAACCGTGTCGTGTATCAGAGACCAATTGAAATCTATCGCGGAGCAGACAATCCAGTAACTATCAAGTTCAAAAACCAAGATCAAAAAGCTGCTAACATTGCAGGCCTGAGCTTTGAAGGTTATATTATTGACTATTTAAAGGGAAATGTAGTAGCTAACGTAAGTGTAACAGTCAGCAATGTTACTACGGCAACGGCTAATATTATGCTCAGAGATGAATTCTTAAATACACTTCCACAAAACAAATATAAGCTAGCGTTCCTAGCCAATGATGGCACATTTAATACTCCTGTTTATAGTGATGATAATTTTAAAGTCTATGCTGAACTTAATATTAATCCAGCATACAACACAGACATGTTTACTACTAGCACCACAGACTACAGTGGTGATGTTGATTTAGGTACCTTATAGAATGGCATATCCAGTCCCAAGACATTTACAGTTTAGAAGAGGCAATACCGCAGCGATTGGATCCTATGTCGGTTTTCCTGGTGAACTTATTATTAACACTGATGATTGGACATTATATGTTCATGATGGATCTACCATTGGTGGTCACGCTACTACTATTAATGTTGCAGCAATTACAGGTAATATCACAGCTCTACAAGACGAAATTAACCTAATCAATGCTAATGTAGCAAATATATCATCTAATAGTTTAATTAATGGCACTAATATAGTAAGCCTTGATGCCTATGGTGCATTAAACCTAGCTAATGTTGGTTTAATACGTGCTCCAGACAACGGAGCAGGCGCAATCAATCTAGCATCGAATACTTTTGTACAGATGCAATGGTCGGCAAATTCTAACACAGTTGATCCTAATAGTGATTGGACGGGATCAACCACCTGGGTCTATGTTGACAATGGTGGATTCCACGTTGAAGCTATTACCCCTGGCCACGATGCCTATTGGGCATTTGACACTGCTGGCAATTTTACATTCCCAGATAACACCATACAAACCACAGCATTTAGTAATGTTGCACTAGCTAACTATCTAGCAGGCACGGTTACCATTGGTAACCTAACAGTGCAGGGTAACATTACCACAGTTAATTCAGAAATAGTTCAACACAATGAAATAGTTGCTGGTAATATCACCAGTAATAGTTTCGTAACAGCACAATATTTCCAAGGTAATGGTAGTTTATTAACTGGCTTACCTGTGGGATACAGCAACATTCAAGTGGCCAGTTACTTGCCAACTTATCACGGAGCGGCCTACTTCTCAAACATTAGTGCCAGCGGTAATGTTATCATTGGTGGTAACTTGACAGTCTATGGTAACATCACTGCCATTGGTAATGTCACACAGGTGTTGACCACAGTTACAGGTAACACTGGACAGTTCTTTGGAGGCTCTGCTGGCTTTGGTGCACTATATGGTGGTATAGCTTCTGGATATTCAATACAAGCACAGACTATATTAGAACTAGCCAGCAACTTTAATGGATACAGCCAACTAAATCTACAAAATATCAACTCAGGTGCTAGTGCCAGTGGTGACATAGTGGTTACCATGGACAATGGTAATGCTACTGTTGGTTACGTTGACATGGGGATCAACAGCAGCCAATTCTCAAGTGGCGCAGGCAACGAATTAAACTACCCTGGCGATGGCTACTTGTATGTCTATGGCAACCCTACAACAGGTGGCGGTAACCTATTACTATCAACAGCTCTAAACAAAGACATAGTGTTCTCAGTAAACGGGCAAGGTTCAGCTAATCAAATTGGTCGCTTTAATCAATCAGCTAACGCATTCCAAGTAACTGGTAACATCACATCCACAGGTAACGTCACAGCCGTTAATTTTGTTGGTAGTGGACAGTTCCTAACGGGATTACCTACACAATACAGCAATGTAAACGTAGCGGCTTACTTAAACACACAAGGTTATAACTTATATTCAAACGTTAACGTAGCGGCTTACTTGTCGACTAACAATTATCTAACTACAGCCACAGCTAACTTGGCTAACTATGCTTGGTCAGCTAACGTTACCTCAGCCAACGTTGGCATGCTAGGCTACGTTAACAGCCAAACATTCTACAGTAATGCTCGTGTAGCAACTTATCTACAAGTGGGCAACATTGCCAACATCTCAGTAGCAGGTAACGTAACAGCTACGTATTTCATTGGTAACGGCGCTCTCTTAACTGGTATAGCCGCTAGCAGTAATTACAGCAACGTCCAAGTGGCCACATACTTACCAACATACACAGGTAATGTTGGCGCAGGCAACATCAATGCCAACTATATTTACGCAACTAACTATGTGTCAACTGGTGCGGTATATGCGCCAACAATCGGTAACACTGGTGCTTATATCACTGGTGCCAATGTAAACATTGCGGGCAACGTTAATGCCACTTACTTTGTAGGCAATGGTTATTTCTTAACTGGTATTGTGGCTAGCAGTGGTGGCACTAACTACTCAAACGTTAACGTAGCCGCTTACTTAAACACACAAGGTTATAACTTATATTCAAACGTCAACGTAGCAGTCTACTTGACTACGGCTACTATTACCACAACTGGTAATATTACAGCTGGTAATGTGTTTACCAGTGGTGCATTCTATGTAGCTAATATTACCACAACAGGTTCTAGCGGTAACATCAGTGGTGCTAACTATATCACAGCTAACTACTTTGTTGGTAATGGTAGCCAACTTACAGGTTTACCAGCTGGATATAGCAACGTACAAGTGGCCACATACTTACCAACATATACTGGTAATATTGCTAACATTCGTTTAGGGGTTAGTGGTCAACTGACATTTGCTGACGGCACAACAATGACCACTGCTGCAACAGGTAGCGGCAGTAACTATGGTAATGTAAACGTAGCCGCTTATTTAAACACACAAGGTTATAACTTATATTCAAACGTAAACGTAGCCGCGTATCTAGCAGGCACAAGTTATACTAACTACAGCAACGTTAACACTGCGGCCTATACACAGACTATGGGCTACACTAACTATTCAAACGTAAACGTAGCCGCTTACCTAGCAACATTTGGCAGTGGCGGTAGCAGTTATGGCAATGGTAACGTAGCTAGCTACCTGATTACAAATGGTTATGTTAATACAAACAGTGCCTATGCTAACAGTAACGTAGCTTCATATTTAATTACCAACGGTTATGTAAACACTAACAGTGCCTATGCCAATGCTAACGTAACTAGTTACTTGCCAACACACACAGGTAACGTTGGGGTAAACAACATCATCGGTACAAGCCCTAACGTAGTTTTAGTAAGCAACAGCTACTCAACTACCTACGACATCACAGGTAACGTGGCATTTGGTAACACAGCTTATCCAGTACAGATCACAGCTTTTGGCAATATCAGCACAGGCGGTTATCTATTTGGTAACGGTGCGTTCTTAACAGGTATTGTAGCATCAGGTGGTGGCGGTGGTAGCAGTTATGGTAACAGTAACGTGGCCAGCTATTTGCCAACATACAGTGGTAACATTGCTAACGTTCGTTTAGGTGCCAGTGGAGTATTAACCTTTGCTGATGGTACTACAATGACTACGGCAGCTACAGGTAGTGCGTATGGCAACGCTAATGTAGCACAATATCTACAGTATGGCAATATTGCCAACGTATCAGTAGCAGGCAACGTCACAGCACGTTACTTCATAGGTAACGGTGCGCTACTAACTGGTATTGCTAGCAGCAGTAACTACAGCAATGTACAGGTAGCCGCATACTTGCCTACTTACTTTGGCAATATTGGCAACGTAACACTTGGCGCTAGCAGTATAGCATTTCCGTACGGCACACAGTTCTTTGAAGTTAACAGCTTAAACAGCGAAATCTTAGTACCATATCAGTTTGCTATTAATACCAATGGTGGTAGCGTACAGTATACATTTGGCAACAGTGGTTATCTTGGTCTACCAGGTGGTGTAGTATTCCCAGATAGTTCACAACAAACCACTGCTTATAGTAATACCGCTGTTCAAACATATTTGAACACAGCTACAATCAACACCACAGGTAATATTACAGCAACTTATGTAACTGGTAATATTAATGTTATAGGTAATGTAACAGGTCTACAACCTAATGTGACCTTACAAGCTGGCGTATACACTTCAGTCTTTGACAATCTAGGCAATGTAAATGTTCCACAATTATTCACAGCTGGTAACATACAAACCGCAGGCTACTTCTACGGTAATGGTGCGTTCTTAACTGGTATTGTAGCCAGTGGCGGTAGTTATAGTAACGTTCAAGTAGCAACATACTTGCCAACTTACTCAGGTAATATCGCTAATATTAGACTTGGTGTAAGCGGAGTACTAACATTCCCAGACGGTACAACACAGACTACAGCAAGTGGCAGTAGTTACAGTAATGTACAAGTTGCTACGTTCTTAGCTAACAGCTCAGCAACCTTTATTAATAGTAACATTGGCACTATATCCAATCTACAAGCCAGCGCAACTTCATTGTTCTTAGGTGCCAACACTGCCATTGTCAATTCTGGCGCTGTTCCGACCTTTGGTTATGCAACACACATTGGAAATAACATTTACTTTGATGCCAATGGTGTGATGCGTTTCCGTAATACACAAACTGGTGCGGCAGATTTGATAAATGGCCCTACTAGTCTGAACTGGTATGCCACTGGAGGTGCTGTAACTGCCAATGTCGCTACAGGATACACAGGTGCTACTAGTCTATACATGTCATTGAGCACAGCTGGTATGAGTCTATACAACAATGCTGGGCTTGTCAGTAGTGGTCCTGTAACTATACAAAGTGCTTCAGGATTGGTTACCAACCAATCTACAATAGCTGTATTTAACGGTGTTGGTACAACTATCAACATGGGCGGTGTCGCAACTACTGTAACTATAGGAACTACTGCTACTGCCACTGGTAACGTATTCTTTGGCGGTCAGATCGGATCTAATACCTACAATTTAACATTACGTGCCAATGGACAATATAACATTGCTACTAGTATAACCAGCAATGGCGGATTCAACAGCCCTCCTTACGCTAACCAACCAGTGATAGGTGGTAGTGGAACAGGCATGACAGCAAACTATAGTGCCACAGGTGGTTACATCTCTACCTTGACTATATATAATTCTGGTACTGGATATAAGAATGGTGATGTTATATCTGTGCCAGGAGGCATAGCCGGTAATTCATTTGTTCTACAAAATTACAGTCCTAACAGGGTTGGTACCTTTACAGGTACAGCCCTCTATACGTTTGGCATCGACGGTAATCTAACATTGGCAGGCAATGTAATATTCCCTTCTAATTCTTATATCTTGGGTGACTTTAGTAATGCTACTGTAAACAGCAGAACGATATTTGCTCCTACAGCGGCCAATGCCAGTCCAGGTATCTATGCAGTTCCAAGTGGTACAGCCACATCAGCAAGTTGGCAAGCGGCCAACAGTGGTAACCTAACAGCCGCAAGTAAGATCTTGATTGCTACCAATGGTACAACAGATGTCCAACTAGTATCAGGCATCAACGGCGCAGGCACATACTTGCCATTGAGCTTCTACAACAATGGCAGTGCTCAGATGCAGCTGACTGTAGCTGGCAACTTGAATATGACTGTGAACAACAGTGTATCAACCTCAGGCACTGGATACTTCATTGGCAATACTGTTGGTACAACAGCTACCTACACTGGTAACGTCACAGCCGGTGGCATAGTTGCTACACAATATGGTAACAGTTATGGTACCACAGCCTCATACACAGGTAACATCACGGCTGGTGGCAGCAGTGGACCGCAGACACGTTTCTTGTGGGACACTTGGCAGGCCAACACCACCTCAGCATTGTCAGCATTTACACCAAGTGGTACCATTGGCGGTAATGCTACATGGGATAGCACTCAAGCATACGGGTTGAAACTAACTACCACTACTACTTCACAAAGCGGTTATATCAGCTGGAACAGTAGCACAGTTAACTATATCTATGACATGACCATTACGGCAAGTATTGGTGCCAGTGGTGGTACTGGTGCTGACGGACAATGGATTTATTTTGGTGCCAATGCTGTGGTCTCAGGTAATCCAGGTAATACTAATAGTTTTGGCGGCATAGCAGTTTTTAACCACTTCTATTCTGGAGCAAATCAATTTGAAGTTTACGTTAACGGCACACAGACTAACATTCCATTTATATTAGAAGGATCTAGTTCATATAATCCAAGCGGTATCACTGTTTGGAACGCATCTTATACAAGTTTCTATAACTTGACATTGAAAATACGTAAAATACAAAACGGTGCTCGTATGTTGGAAGTATATCTAAATGAAGCATACCAAGGCGCTGTGAATATTGGCACTTGGACTCCGTCAGGTAACTACTATGGAGTAGCGGCCTACACAGGCGGCAGCACTGCTCAAATGTGGGTGCGTCAATTGAGAATTGACTGGTAAATTATGATCATACAAGGGGTAACACTCACAGGCACTTACATAGTAGACCATTTTAATATCGTCACTGCGGGACTATATGCCAACTACGATGCCGCCACGGGCATCAGTGGTAGTACTCTTGCTGACAGCAGTGGTAATGGTTATGATGCTACCTTGTTTAATAGTCCTAGTACAGCCAAAGTCAACGGATTTACAGTGTTACAATTAGCCAGCGCCAGTAGTCAATACTTTGGCTATGTTGGTGGTGTTGGTTATGGCGCAGATTTAGACTCAGCATTTACATTTGATGTATGGGCACGAAATTTAAGTGCGGGCTCACCAGGTACACTGATAGCAGAATGGGGTCAATGGGATCCTGGATACAATTACGGTGGCTGGACTGATAACCAAATGGGCTTTACCAACGGTACGATCAATATGGGCCTATACAATACTGGATATGTCACAGGTCCTGGTTGGACATCAACCAATTGGTATCACATTGTGATGTCCTATGATGTCACAGTTAGTCCAACACTTAAAACCTATGTCAATGGGGCATTCGCAGGATCAACAGATGGCGCAAAAGGCAATCCTGGTAGTACGTTTTTAAGCATGGGCTTCCCTGGTAATGACTACATAGGTATCAATGGCTTTCCATACTTCAATGGTTACATTGGTGCTTGGAAGATCTACAATCGCGCCTTGTCAGCTTTAGAAGTCAATCAAAATTTCAGCGCATTACGATTTAGGTATAGTGTATAATATGGCATTAACAATAGGATCAGGAATTACTATAGGTGGTGGGATAAACATTGTTAGCACCATTGGCTATATCACAGCTAACCTTGTGATGAACTTAGATGCTGGCCTGACCAGTAGTTTCTCTGGTAACACCACTTGGCGTGATACGGTCAACGGCTTATCATTTACTCTAAGCGGCAGTCCTACATTCAGTACCAACAACGGTGGATATATTAATTTCGTACCAGCTAGCAGTCAATACGCTTATAGTCCAAATCAAAGTTTTGGTAATTTACCAAGCTGGACTGTGGAAACATGGCACTACTACACTGGTACTAACACAGGGGCAGATCCTTGTATCGTCACAGAACAGTATCCTGGGGTTACTAGTAGGATTAACTTTAGCCTTGGCGTTGATGTTTCTGGTGGCTTACAAAACGGATTCTGGGACGGTAGTTGGCATGCTACTCCAGCTTATTCATTGACTACTAATACTTGGAATCACATTGTGGGTACCTATGATGGCACGACAATTAAACTGTTTGTAAATAATACGCAGGTCAGCACACTTGCCTACACGGGTTCATCTACCAGTTCACAAAGTGGTATAGTGTTGATGCGTCGTTGGGACCTTGGTGATTATTGGGGTGGTGGACTAGGTGTTGTCCGCATTTACAACACTGCCTTTGGTAATACACAGATCAATCAAAACTATCAAGCAGTTCGTTCAAGGTTTGGAATATAATGATAATATTAGGTGGAACAATTATAGGTGGTACTGTATACGATCTAACTGATCTATACGCATTCTCTATGTTTAACTTTACCTCAAATATTGTAGGACAATACGGACCTACACTAGGTAATTTATACAATACATACAGTAACGCAGGTAATACTTGGTTAACTAATACAAACTTCTTTACAGTACCAGGCGCTTGGCAAGGATATCAAGTATGGACAGTACCGCATACAGGTCCGTATCGTATTACAGCGGCTGGCAGTCGCAGTGGAGTGATTAGTACTTTTGCTGGAAACACTACCTACGGTAATGCACACGGTCGCGGCGCTGTAATACAAGGCGTGTTTAATCTACGACGCGGACAAAAAATTACTCTGGTAGTAGGACAACCTAGTGCTAATACTACACAGCCTAGTACCTATTCTAGTCCTGGTGGTGGTGGTGGTAGTTTTGTCGCCTTAGGCAATATAGCTCAAGGTTTTGCTAATGTTAGTCCGCTGATCATAGCAGGTGGCGGCGGCGGACCTGGCGCCTGGACAAGTAACACAAATATATTACCAGGTGGCTATGGTGTGACCACTCGTCGTGGTGGTAACAGTGCTGGTAACCTTGGTGCTACTACAACCACTCTACGCTTTGGTGCTCCTGGTGGTGTTGCTGGGCAAGGCGGTAACACACACGTCAACGTCATAGGTACAACTAGTACCAACACCTACGATGGTGGTGGTGGCGGCGGATGGTCAGGCAATGGCTCATTTATAACAGCAACTACCACTTGGTCAAATAATACTCAGGTGGCTGTTGGTGGCTCATATGGTGGCGGCGGTAATAGTTTCCAATTTGGCGCAAACGGTGCTATATATTCTACTAGTTATGTACCACCTAGCACAAGTTTTGGTGGATTTGGTGGCGGTGGTGGATCTGGTCCTATCACTGGGGGCGGTGGTGGTGGCTACTCAGGTGGTGGTGGTGCATATGGCGGAATTGCTCCAACCATTGACTCAGGCGGCGGTGGCGGTAGTTATATTGATGCTAATGCTACATCAGTGGCAACCAGCGACGGACAGTTTGATCTAAGCGGCACATTTAATGGTGCAAGCATTACCAACCTAGGATTTTATAATAACACCGCAGGTTATATTAGTATCGTAAAACTATAAATATACAATAACAGAGAACAAATATGATATTAGCAAACGTTAACATTGGTTCAGGCCCTAGCGCAGGCGATGGGGATCCATTACGCTCAGCATTTAGTATAATTAATAATAACTTTCAAATTGTTAAAAACAACGTAAATGCCCTGTCAAATAGTGTAACTAGTGTAGCTGGTCGCACTGGTAATATTATTCTAACTGTTAACGACATTATCGGATTTCAAGGATTAAGTTTAGTTAATATTCCACCAACGCACAGCAATAGTTCTGGAGTAATTGGACAAGTTGCTGTAGATAGTAGCTATATGTACGTATGTACAGCGGCTAATACTTGGGTTCGCAGTAGCATAACCACTTCGTTCTAATCAAATCATTTGCTTTAATTGCTAATTGACATAAATACTTATATGTCAAAATTCATTTACCTTATTACATCACCCTCATCTAAAGTCTATGTAGGACAATCTACAGTATCGGTTGAAGAAAAAGAAAGATGGTACCTCAGATTAGAAAAATACGATAAAACAGATAGAAAAGTAGCCAATGCTATTAAAAAGTATGGTTGGCAAAATATGAAATTTGAAATTATTGAACAAGATGATGCTTGGACAAAAGAACAATTAAACGAGAGAGAAATACATTGGATACAACACTACAATTCTATTAATGAAGGTTATAATATGACTATAGGTGGTGATGGTGTAGACTCTGCTCTTGCTAGAGATTTAGCCACAAAGCATCACAGAACTATGAGCCCAGAGAAAAAAGCACAACGAAGTGCTAATTGTAGTGTGGGACAAAAACAACGCTATGCTACAACACCGGATTCAGAAGAGACAAAGAAACGAAAAAGTGATGCTCACAAAGGCAAATATTTAATAGAATCCCCAGACGGTAGAATTTGGGAGACTGACTTGGGGTTAAAAGATTTTGCCAAATTACACGAAAACGAATTAAAAATAGGCTATTGGCAGTTGTTCGGTGCATACAGAAAGTGTTATAATAATACTGTTACTACTCGTACCCGTAAAGATAATAATCACTGGAAAGTAAAACGCATTGATTAAAATAATATCAGATTTTACTGTAGCCTTATGGAAAACTGGACGCAAAACAAAGTCTAGTCCATCTGGCTGGATTTCAGGAAATGCTCCATGTTGCGTACACAACGGCGAAACAGCCGACACTAGAGGCAGAGGCGGACTTACGGCTAATGCTGACGGGAGTATCTCATATTCGTGTTTCAATTGTAACTTCAAAGCTAGTTATCAACCAGGTCGTCACTTAACATTCAAATTCCGTAAACTCTTACGTTGGTTAGGTGCTGATGAAAACGACATTAAACGCCTAGTTATTGAAGCTATTCGTATCCGTGAACTAGTTAACCCAGAAGAAGTTAAAGCTGAAGCTGAAGAAAAGATTGAGTTTAAGGTCAGAGAACTGCCCAAAGATGCACTTAGCTTTCAGCAATTCATATCATTTTACACATTGAGTGATTTTAAAAATGTACCCCCACTACTAAACTCAGCTGTTGACTACACAAACAGTCGTAAAATGAACTACGATAAGTATGACTTTTATTGGACTGATAGCACAGAACACAGCCTGCATCAACGTGTGATCATTCCTATGATTTGGGAAGGTCGGACCATTGGCTACACTAGCCGTGCGTTTGTAGATGGCGTTAAGCCTAAATACTATAGCAACTATGAACCTAACTTTGTGTTCAACATAAACAATCAACTACCTGATAGTAAGTTTGTCATAGTCTGTGAAGGCCCATTTGATGCGATGTCAGTAGATGGTGTTGCAGTCATGAGCAATGAGTGTAGTGAAACTCAAGCTGAAATCATTGAGAGCTTAGGCAAAGAAGTTATTGTAGTGGCAGATCGTGATAAGGCGGGTGCAAAATTACTACAAAACGCAATGGAATATGGCTGGTCGGCTAGCTTTCCTGTATGGCAAGAGACCTGTAAAGATATTAATGAAGCTGTGGTTAAATATGGTAAACTATTTGTGCTTAAGAGCATTTTAGATGCTAGAGAATCAAGTAAGTTAAAAATTGAACTAATGAGGAAAAAGTTACATGCTTGATAAATTGCGGGGGATACATATCGAGACTACAAACATGTGTACCTTAAAGTGTCCACGATGCAGTCGTACTGAGTTTATTAATCAATTTCCAAATAAATGGACTAATCAAAATTTAGATTTAGAGCAATTAAAAAAATTCTTAGATATAGATCTTACTGGGGTTTTGGTAAGTTTAATTGGCAATGACGGTGATCCTATATATTACCCACAACTAATCGAATTAATAAAATTTTTAAAAACATCGGGGGCAATAGTTAATATACATACCAATGGCAGCCATAAAACTGTTGATTGGTGGGAACAGCTCAATGAGTTATTAGATTGTAACGATATAGTTTCTTTTTCAATTGATGGAACTCCAGATAACTTTACAAACTATCGAATAAATGCAAATTGGGATAGTATTAAAAATGGCATAAATGTATTAGTTAACGGTTCAGCCAAAGTTGTTTGGAAATGTATTCTTTTCAGTTATAATGAAAGTACAATCAATGAAGCCAAAGAACTAAGCATTCAATTGGGCATGGATGATTTTATGTTAATTAATAGTGATAGATGGGTAAAAGATGATTGGCTTAAACCATCATCTTTTGTTGAATTTCATAATGATTCTGAGATCAAGTTGTTAAATAATTCAGTTACCGAGGTGTTGTATAATGGAGCTCATGTCGGAAACAGAAATGAATCTAAAAAAAATTGGCTAAGTGGTTCAACATTAGATATTCGTCCGATATGTAAAGTATCAAATTCGATGCATTTTGTATCTGCTAGAGGGTTTTATTCTCCCTGTTGTTGGGCAGGAGATTACCGTTTTTATTATAAAAGTGATTTTTATAAAAATAAAGATTTGTATGATATAAGTAAAACTACACTATCAAAAATTTTAACTGAACCAAAAACCGTTAACTTTTTTGAAACATTAGAAGAAACTAAACCAGTATATTGCACGTTTAATTGCGGAAAAGTATGAGCAAAGACTATTCACTAGATTTACAAAAACTTTTTATTGAAATGATGCTACAAGACGCACAGAGCTATGTGCGTGTACAGAACATCTACAATCCAGAAAACTTTGATCGCAGTCTACGTGAAGTGGCTAAATTTATCAAAGAACATACAGATCAGCACAGAGCCATGCCTACTATTGAACAGGTCAAGGCAGTTACTGGCACTGATCTAAAACATGTACCAGATTTAAATGAAAGCCATTATGAATGGTTTATGAATGAGTTTGAGGGATTTACTAAACGTCAAGAACTTGAACGTGCTATTCTTAAAGCCGCAGACATGTTGGAAAAGGGTGATTACAATCCTGTAGAAAAATTAATCAAAGATGCTGTACAAATTAGCTTGACCAAAGACATGGGTACAGATTACTTTGCTGATCCTAAACTACGTATTGAAAAGTATTACAACAGCGGTGGCCAGGTATCAACAGGTTGGCCACAACTTGATAAGCTATTATATGGTGGATTTAGTCGCGGTGAACTAAACATCTTTGCTGGTGGCTCTGGTTCTGGTAAGTCATTAGTTATGATGAACATTGCACTTAGCTGGTTACAACAGGGTTTGAGTGGAGTGTATGTAAGTTTAGAGTTGAGTGAAGAACTTTGCGCACTTAGAACAGATGCTATGCTTACAGGCATGGGCACAAAAGATATCCGTAAAGATATTGACACAACTACAATGAAAGTGCGCCTAGTAAGTAAGAAAGCGGGTAACTATCAAATTAAAGGGTTCCCAGCACAGTCAAACGTCAACGACATTAGAGCATATTTGAAAGAATATCAGATTCAAACTGGTAAACGAGTTGATTTTGTTATGGTAGACTACTTGGATTTGGTCATGCCTGTAAGTGCTAAAGTTAGTCCAAATGACTTGTTTGTTAAGGACAAATATGTAAGTGAAGAATTGCGTAATCTAGCAAAAGAACTTAATGTGTTATTTGTAACCGCATCACAACTTAATCGCGGTGCTGTGGAAGAAATTGAATTTGATCACAGTCATATTGCTGGTGGTCTAAGTAAAATTAATACAGCAGATAATGTGTTCGGTATCTTTACGTCACGTGCAATGCGTGAACGTGGACGTTATCAAATTCAGTGTATGAAGTCACGTAGTTCAACTGGTGTGGGTCAGAAAATTGACTTAGATTATGATATCGATACTATGCGCATTACGGACAGTGGTGCCAGTGATGATGCCGGGAATGGTGGAGTTGCAAACATCCTAAGCCAAATTAAGACAGGTAGTACAGTTAAGGAATCTACAGATGCTCCAAAAGTGAATGCCACTGTTGACAGTAGTAAACTCAAGAGTATGTTAGCCGGCTTGAAGAAGTCAGAATGATAGGTTATAGTGAAATTAGAGATGTACATCTAGAAATCTCTTCACTGTGTAATGCTAGATGTCCTTTGTGCCCTAGAAACTTTCGAGGTTATCCATATAATGACGGATATACTGAAACAAATTTAACCTTGGAACAATGTAAGACAATTTTTAAACCAGATTTTCTTAAACAATTAAATCGATTATGGATTAATGGCAATTTTGGTGATGCTGTTATGAATCCAGAAACTCCAGACATTGTTGAATATTTCAGATCTTGTAATTCCGAACTGACGTTAGAAATAAGCACCAACGGATCTGCTAGAGATGCTCAATTTTGGCAACGAATAGCAAAAGCTGGAGTTATGGTTTCATTTTGTTTAGATGGATTAGAAGACACACATCATTTATACAGACAAAACACTAGTTGGTCTACCATTGTAAATAATGCTCGGATTTTCATTGATGCTGGCGGGTATGCTGTGTGGAAAATGATTAAATTTAATTTCAATGAACACCAAATAGAACAATGTCGTGCTATGGCAGAAGAAATGGGTATGAGGTTTGATCTGGTAGACTATGGAAGGAACGCAGGACCTGTATTTGATAAACATGGAAAATTAACGCATGTGTTGGGATATTATCGAGGTGAAACTAATTTTGATATTCTCTTTAATAAAAAGAAAACAGACTTAGTATTATTAGAAGATATAACACTAGTACGCAAATCTAAAATTAGTTGCGAGACTAAGAAAAGAAAGTCGATTTATATAAGTGCAACAGGTGATGTTTACCCTTGTTGTTATACTGGTTTCAGTCCTAAAACATATGGTCACGGTGAATATCTTCAGGCAGTTAATGCTCAAATATCTCCACTTATTAGCAGTAATAATGCTTTAGATTATTCTTTAGAAAATTGTATTGAATGGTTCACACAAATCGAAAGTTCATGGTCCATAAATGATTTCGAATCTGGCAGATTGGTTGTCTGCGATGACAACTGCGGTTTTGAATAAATATACTAAATTGGAGTAATTATTGTGCAAAAGCGCACTCGTAGCATTCTTTCAGAACTGGATGAATTGTTAACACATAAGGACAAGGATAATCTCCTAGAAAGTCGTGCTAACAATATTATCAATGGCGCAATTAACTTAATTAAGTATATTCGCGAAAATTACGAAGCAGATACAGCTGGCGAATTAGAACGCCGTCTTCTTAATGCTATCAAAGGACAAGATCCTAGTAAATTTGCTCGCGGCGTTAGGAAATTAAGAGATGAAGATTAAAGAAGTAATCATTGAAGGTTTTTGGAAAAACGTTGGTAATATGGCCAAGGGTGTAGGCCAAGGTGTATTTAAGGGTGCTGCAGACTTTGTTGCTCCTGGTGCAGTAGATGACATCAAAAAATCATTTAAGCAAGCCAACAATCTTAAGCCAAGCAAAGCTGGTAATATTAAATATAAAGGCAATGAGTATCAATGGTTAGGTCAACAATGGGGCCTAGTTAATCCGGCCACTGGTAAAACTGTTCCTGCTCCAAAATCTGTACAACAACAACTAAATTTTATGGCAACCAGACGTAAGCCGGATTTTAGTAAAATGTCAGATGACGAATTATCCAATGCTGCTAAATTAGCCGCAAAGAGTGGCGGGACTTATGGACAAAAAGAGCTTGGTGCAGAAATTGCAAAAAGACAAGCAAATCCAACACAACAAGCCGCCCAAAATAACCAACAACAGCCACAAGCTAATGCGGCACCCGGTGTTACTCTAGTTAGTCAAGAACCTATCATTCTTAAATATCAAGGTAAAGACTACGGTTTAAATGATCGAGGTGAGTGGGTAAGTCAAAAAACTGGTAAAATGCCACCACAGTCAACATCAGCATTCTTAGACCAACAAGCAGGCGCATTAACAGGCACATCTTTTAATCAACCTACGCAAATTAAAAAAACAAATCAAAATATACCAACTGATGCTACTAAAATCGCAACAGTAACTACTCCACGAGGTATTAAAGCAGACAAATGGAGTGACGGGCAATGGACTACACCCGACGAACAAGGTAGCGATGGATTTGTAGTAGATGCAGACGTACCGCATCTCGAAGCACTATTACAGCAACAACAACAAGCAACAAAATAATGCAACTATACGAAATTAAGAAACAAACCCCACAATGGTTACTTACAGAAAGTAAGAACACACACCTTGAGCATCTTGAAGATCTTATCTTTAACAAGGGATGGGCAGGCGCACAAGAAGCACTAAATTATATCGACAGTCTACGTCAGATGCTAGCAGAAGGCACAGGTACAACAACACAGCTAACGGTTAAATGGGACGGTAGCCCAGCAATTATCTGTGGCACAGATCCAGAAGATGGTCGTTTCTTTGTTGGCACTAAGTCAGTATTTTCCAAAGCACAACCTAAACGCTGTAAATCAACCAAAGATATTGAACAATGGTATGGCCACGAACCTACACTATCAGCAATGTTGGAAGCCGCATTAAAATATCTACGCGAATTACGTATTGGCGGAGTTGTGCAAGGTGACCTAATGTTCACTCCGGGAGATCTTACAGTAGTTAATGTTAACGAAGAAGATTGCTATGTGTTTACTCCAAATACAATTACCTATGCGGTGCCAGTTAAAAGCCATCTAGGGCAGCGCATTGCTGCCGCACAGATTGGTATTATATTCCATACTAGCTATACAGGTGAATCAATTGACACAATGACTGCAGAGTTTGGAGTTAATGTCGGCGGATTTACACAAACTAAAAACGTATGGTTTGATGATGCTACCTACAAAGACTACACAGGTGTAGCAAGTCTAACTCCTAGTGAAAATACTAAGATACAACGCAATCTAGATGCTACACTTGACACAATGAACAAATTAGGCCAACAACGTTTTGATATTGTTCTACAAGATAAAGAATTTAGTCGTATGATTAAACCTTTCATTAATCAGCAGATACGCAGTGGCAGTCATGTAGGTGAACCTTTGCAGTTCTTAAAGAACTTTATTAAGCATTATGAATTAGAAATGATGAAAGGTATCGAACAATTAAGTGGCGGTTTAGAAGGTCGTGCGGCACAGGCTCGTGTAGCTAAGATCAAAGCACGTGAAGATTGGATCGCAGACAACAGTAATAACCTATTAGGTGTTATTGCTACATACAAACGCATCATTGAATTAAAACTCATGCTAATACACAAACTAAATCAAGTTGAAGGTATTGGTACATTCCAAAAGACCACAGACGGTTATCGAGTAACAGCGCCAGAGGGATTTGTGGCTATAGGTCACAATGGTGGCGCTGTTAAATTAGTTGATCGTTTAACCTTCTCTAGAACTAATTTTTTATCAAAAGGCTAAATAATATTAAGCGCAATAAGCGTAAAATTATTTTAGGAGAAATATTATGGTAGCTTCAGCAACAACAATTAGCCGTGTAAACGGTGGTTCACGTCCAGCAGACGGTTCTTCAGCAGGTAATGCTCAGATCACAGGTCGTCAACTTACACACTACACAGTTACATCAGCTTCATTATACACATATGGTAACGGTACAAACTTAAACTACTTAGCAGCTGGTTCAGACTATGAAAAATTAGTTTTAGCTATTGAGCAAGTTGGTTCTATTGAGCTTTTAGGTGCTCCGCAATCAGGTAACTTATTCCACGTAGCGTTATCTGGTGCAGCTCCAGCAGCTTCAACAGGTGCTTACAGCTTACAAGCATACGCTAACACTGTAATCAATGGTTCTGGTGTAGCAGGTGCAACTATAACAGCATTCACATACTAATCTAAACAATTAGTTATTGAATAGAAAAAGCCCTTTTTATAAGGGCTTTTTTATTGTCTATAAATACCTAGTGACTAATCAATATCTATATCAAGGTTTTACGTTAATTGACGTTACTCCAACAGGGGTAACTAATCATACCGCTGAACGTGCGCTAGAGCGCAATCAACAGCGCAATTGGGAAACTGTACAACAGATTCTAAGCCTACGCACTCAACCTACAATTATCAGCACATGGCAACTTAAAGATGATGTTACTAATGGCTATAATTTTGGAATTAATTATAGCGGACAGCACAGTATTTGGACATTTAAATTCTCAGTAGAATATTCTGATATCTATCAAGAAGGGCCTGATAAGTTTGGACTTGTTAAATATGATTTTAACATTACTCCTATTATCCTGGGTCTAACAGAAACAGCCAAACCAGAACGCCCTTTTTTCTATCCCAAAGGTCCTTGGAATAACATATACTTTAAAACTTTGCTGTAATTAATAAATATTACTTGATGCTACAGGCATTCATTAAGGCACATATTAAGGCATAATATCAAGGCATAGTAGACGGCATCGTTGAGGAGACGAGCGGTGACCACACCTACAAATATTGAGAAGAAGAGTTTAGAAGCCCACGTTGAAATATGTGCTGTGAGGTACGGCGCTTTGGATACGAAACTAAACAACCTTGAACAACGTATGGATAAGATGGAAATGTATCTTATCAATATTAAAGACAGTCTTGAAACTAAACTAGAAAACCGTAGCACAAATGTTATGGGTTGGACAGTTACTATTCTTGGCGTACTCCTTTCAGCACTCCTTGGTTATCTTGGCCACGAGTTTCTCAAGTAATAAATACTACTATGAAGATAGTAGAACTGATCAACAACATACAATTACCCATCAATAACGAAGAAGCAACATTGCTTGAACGTTTTGTTGGTGATACCCCTATTGCCAAATCTCACTTAGATGAACGTGAGCAGGTGCTGGCTAATCAATTAACAAATAAAGATGTTCTACTACGCACCAACGAAAATGGCAAAATCTACTACAAAAAACGAATCCGCTAATGAAACGTTTGATGTAGAAAAAATCAAACGCTTTACCCAACAAGAACTTGAAAAGATCACAACAGTATCTAGTGACTTACCTTTATGCTATCAGATTGGCACAGATGTCCTGGTGGGTCGTTATCGTGTGGTAAAAATCAACGAACAAACCTGGCAAGTTATGGATGGTAGTTCGCAATTATTTAATTTCTTTAATCGCAAAGATGCTATATTCTATTGCATAGCACTACATAAGCAACAATACCAACTAGCACATAATATTAAAGAGGCAGATAGTCTACTAAATAGATTAGAGTTTGATGCGGCCTTATATCGTATTCGCTATAAAAAAGCACAGCAAAATGAAGATCAATGGGGCGAGGAATTTTATAGTACTCGTTACCAAGAAACAATGAATAGAGTTGCCCAGGCAAAGAAAGAAATCAAGAAAAATCTAAATCTGGCTAAATATATAAAACTGTAATTAGGACCTATTACCCATGAAACTATCAGAAATGGCATCTAAATCGCCTAAAAAGATTAACAAACTAATGGAAAGCCGTTTTGGTTTTTCTATTAATTTTGATAAATTGACTGTTGAAAAAGCAGAACGTTTAAGTGAAACGATTGAAGCTAACTTAAACAAGATTCGTCATAGCTCAAACCTACACACAGCAGAACGTAATCCACGTTATATGGAATTACTAACTGTTCGTGAGGGACTTTCAGCATGGTTAGAACAAAGTCGCCGCCAATTAAACGAAGGTGAAGTTGGTAATGCTGAAGTATTACTAGCTGCTAAAGATATGGTTGACAGTATTCAAGATACAATTGAGAAAGTTGGTAAAATGCAAAATGAACAACTTCCACAATTGCTTGACAGCATCCGTGACCAAATTGGCAATGAGCAAGCTGATAGCTTTAAACAAGCGGTCGGTAGTACGCTAGATCAATTAATGCAAAATCTACAAGCTGCACGCGAAGGTGTTGATAGTGGCGTAGGTATTTTAACAGGTCAAGCTCCGCAGCCAATGGATTTAGGTGGCGAACCAGATATGGGCGGAGAAATGGGCGGAGAATTGCCTCCACCAAGCGACTTCGATCAAGAAGAACCTGAGTCAGACGGCTTTGCTGCAACTGATGCTGCTGTAGGCGGCGCAGAAGAACTTGGTCGTGAACGTCGCTAATCGTGAAAATTAACGAATTATTACATAGTCCAGTAAACACTCCAGAAGCTAACTTAACAACAGCTCTGGAGTTAATTCGTAATCGTTATAAAGATCAAAGCAAACTAGCAAAGATTAGTACACAAAGTCTTATTAACATGGTTCTAAACACTGATAAGACTTTTAACTATGATGCGCTAGTAGCTGCTAGCGAAGACAATCCAGCGGTAAAAAATCTAATTAAGAGTTATAATAAAGACTATGTAGAGCTTCGTCCTGACGCAGACCAAGAAGACGACGAAGCAACTACAACAATTCCACCTAATGAAGGTGATCCTACCCAAGCACCAGTAGACACTGTAAGTGATATGGCTAAGCGTGCTGGTAAAAAACGCGACTCGAGTATATTCTAGTATTAAATACTAGATGATCAAGATATTTCCTGTAGTAGAATTCTATATAACCAATGTATGTAATCTCGCCTGTCGTGGATGCAATCGTTTCAATGATTTGCACTTTAAGGGCCATCAATATTGGGATGATCATGCAGCTGAATACGAAGCATGGAGTAAACGATTAGATTTACCACGTATTACTATTATAGGTGGTGAACCTACCCTTAATCCTGACTTAGAAAAATGGTGTGCTAATCTGCGCAGACTATGGCCTAATGCTGTGATTATGATACAAACAAACGGTACGTACTTCAAACCTCAATATAAAAAATTATGGGATGAATATGCTGTTGGATTTGGGCTAAGTCTGCATAATCCAGAAACAGCAGATGCTTTAAAAGAACAATGGAAATCCCTAGCAGGACCGATAGAAGCATTTACTTTCCATCAAAGTACCGTGATTAAACAAGATGATCATTGGATCCTGCACAATAGTAATGCTATAAACGCATTTAATGCCTGTGATATGAAACATGATCATACTATGTATAATGGTAAATTGTATAAATGCCCTGCCATGAGCGGCCTTCCTGAATTTGATAAACAATTTGACCTTAGATTGGATGATAGACAACGTGAATTACTATATAGTTACAGACCTTTAACAGCAGATTGTTCTGAAGAGGACCTGCAAGATTTTGTTGCAACCAAAGATGAAAACATTCTACAGTGTGAGTTCTGCCCACAAGATTTAACATGGCATTCTGCAATAGGTGAATATAAAGAAATGTCCAAACCTGTATTTGAAATTAAAGAAATTAAAGAAGAAGAGTTAGATCAAGTACGATTTCCTGCACACTGGTTGACAACGAATAATAAATAGTGTAGTATATTAGTCAACTATTGGAGATTTAGTATGGCCTATTCAGCGCAGGTATTAGAACATTACGAAAATCCTAGAAATGTAGGTAGCTTAGACAAAAATTCACCCAAAGTGGGCACTGGTATGGTAGGTGCGCCAGCTTGTGGTGATGTTATGAAATTACAAATAGAGGTAGATGATGGCATTATCACTGATGCAAAGTTTAAAACTTACGGATGCGGAAGTGCGATTGCTAGTTCGAGCCTCGTCACTGAATGGCTTAAGGGCCGCACGCTTGACCAAGCTCAAGCGATTAAGAATAGTGAGATTGCTGAAGAACTTGCGTTACCGCCGGTAAAGATACACTGTAGTGTATTAGCAGAAGATGCAATTAAATCAGCAATAGAAGATTATAGGAAAAAACAAAATGGAACTAATTAATATACAACCAAACGCAGTTAAGAAAATTAAAGAAATTATGAGTGACGAACCTAGTACAAGTCGCTTACGAGTATTTGTACAAGGTGGTGGCTGTAGTGGATTCAGCTATGGCTTTACTATTGATGATCAAAAAAACGAAGAAGATTTTGAAATTCAAATTGAAGATATCGCTGTGTTAGTGGATAGCATGAGCAGTCAATATCTACAAGGCGCTGAGATTGACTATGTTGAAACCCTGGCTGGTAGTAACTTTAGTATTAAAAATCCAAATGCTCAAAGTACATGCGGTTGCGGATCATCATTTGCTGTATAAAAGTTGACTAATGTTTAACTAGCATATATACTAATAATATGCTAATTAAACGATACGACTACACCCCCATAAACAGAGAAACAGTAGATGGCAAACGTCACTATTGCTTACCAGACGGTAGTAAGGTTCCAAGCGTTACTACTATTCTAGACCGTACTAAACCCCAAGAAAAACGTGAAGCACTTAACAATTGGCGTAAGTCAGTTGGCGAAAAGAAAGCACAGGAAATTACCACCGAAGCCGCCGGTCGTGGCACACGTATGCACAAGTTTTTAGAGGATTATGTACAGAACAATCGAATATTAAATGATCCAGGAACCAATCCCTACAGTCAACAGGCACATCGCATGGCCAAAGCTGTTATTAACGAAGGTCTGGTACATGTTGACGAAATTTGGGGTATTGAGGTTCCTTTATACGTTAGCGGTCTCTACGCTGGTACTACTGACGCCTGCGGAGTTTACAAGTCAAAACCTGCCATTTTAGACTACAAACAGACCAATAAACCTAAGAAAACCGAATGGATTGAAGACTATTTTCTCCAGTTAGCGGCATACGGTCTAGCACACAATGAAACCTACGGAACTGATATACAACAAGGTGTTATCCTAATGGCAGTGGCCCCTAAACCCAACGAGGATGTACAATATCAAACATGGACTGTAGAAGGTGCAGATTGGGAACATTGGACTAATAAGTGGTTAGAAAGAGTTGAACAGTATTATAAATTAGTATAAATATAAGAATATATCTAAGGTAAAGTTATGGCAGTTATAACCGTTAGCAAAATACAAGTACGCAGTGGTCTTACCGAAGACCTACCAGCTCTAGACACAGGTGAATTTGGTTGGTGTGTTGATAGTCAACGTTTATTCATTGGTAAAGGCACTCTACAAGAAGGAGCCCCAATTACTGGTGTTACTGAAATTTTAACTGAATATAGTGCAGGTGCTATTGGTGTTAGTATTGCAGCTCTAAGTGCCAACATTGCTAACTTAAATTCATTTGTATCTAATATAGCTTCTATTGTTGGTAACTTAGAACCAGCTACTGTATCGCTATTAGATAACCAATCTAGTATTGCTAATATTGGCAATGTTTCTATAGCTTCATTAACTGGCCAAATTATTAACTATAATATATCAAGAAATACCGCTGTACGTACCGGTGTAATTAAAGTTTCAAATTATTTAGGTACTACCATTCAATACGAAGATAATTATTCTGAAACATCAGCTACTGGTGTTTCTTTATACTTCACAGGAAATACAGTGACTAATGTTGCTGTATTAGGATATACAACAACCAGCACTGGGTTTACTGGTAATTTTACTTACAGTTATACAGCCCTTTAATTATGTGGACAAATTTTTGGAATCTGCGAGTTAATGATAGACTGGCGCAGTGGAAAGACATTCGCCACCATTTAAGCGATCTACCACTACCCACAGCTATTCTTGAATTAAACCAAATGTGGAGTACAGCTCCATTTGTTACTTACTACTTAGATCCTAGTAATCCTTCTATCTGGCCGGATCCTTGGACTTTATTAGCCGAAAACTACTATTGCGACATTGCTAAAGCATTAGGAATCATATATACTATATATTTTACTGGTCATAAATCAGTTGATGTAGAGTTCCGCACCTATTATGATTACAAAGAAAAGAATAGATACAATTTAGCATGGATCGATGGTGGGAAATATATTCTTAATTACTATCCGTTTGAGATAGTAAATACAAAACAGATTGAAGAGTCAAAGTTAGATTTGTTGTATCAATATTCAAGTAAAGATTTACAATTAGACAAGTATTAAAAAGAGGCAATCAAGTGAGCAACATTCAAGTCAAAAAACGCAGCGGAGCCATCGTCCCGTTAGACGTAAGTAAATGGCAAGCCCAAGTAAGTAAAGTATGTGCAGGAATTGCAGACGTAAGTCAATCGATGATCGAGATCAAAGCACAGCCACACTTCTACGATGGGATCAGTACTAGAGAAATTGATGAATTAACCCTACGTGCTACCGTAGACCTAATTGATATAGAACACGATCCTGATGTTGGCCATACTAATTATCAGTATGTAGCAGGCAAACAACGCCTATCAATGCTACGTAAGGATGTATACGGTGACTATCAAGTGCCACATCTATTAGATATTGTTAAGAAAAATGTTGACGTTGGCTTGTATACACCAGAGTTGCTTACTTGGTATACAGAAGAAGAATGGAACAAAATGAATGATATGCTCGAGCATGAAAAAGATGAGCAATATTCATACGCAGCTATTGAACAACTAATTGAAAAATATCTAGTACGTAACCGTGCCACCAAAGAAATTTACGAAACACCACAAATACGTTATATAGTAGCTGCCGCTACAGTTTTCCACAGTGAAAACCCTAGTCAACGTTTAAAATTTATCAAGGAATATTATAATGCGGCTAGCGATGGTCTTTTTACTCTTGCTACTCCTGTACTTGCTGGACTTGGCACTCCGACTAAACAATTCAGTAGCTGCGTGCTTATTCGCAGTGATGACGACTTGGATAGCATCTTCGCTTCTGGAGAAATGATGGCCAAGTACGCAAGTAAGCGTGCTGGTATTGGTTTAGAAATAGGTCGTTTGCGCCCCTTAGGGAGTCCTATACGAGGCGGAGAGATCATGCACACGGGTATGATTCCTTTCCTTAAGAAGTGGTTTGGTGATTTACGTTCATGCAGTCAAGGCGGCATACGTAATGCATCAGCTACTGTGTTTTACCCTATCTGGCATCATCAGTTTGATGATTTAATTGTGTTGAAAAACAATCAAGGAACAGAAGAAACCCGTGTTCGTCATATGGACTATGGCGTAGTGTTATCTAGCTTCTTCTGGCGTAGATTTAAGAACAAAGAAAACATTACATTCTTTGATCCTAACGAAGTACCAGAATTATATGAAGCATTCTATAGCAATGCAGAACTATTCGAAGAGCTTTATGTTAAGTATGAACGTCGTCGAGATCTACGTAAAAAAGTAATGAGTGCAGAAGAAGTATTCAAAGGTGGCATACTCAAGGAGAGAACTGATACTGGACGTATCTATCTTGTGTTTATTGACAACGTAATGAACCAAGGACCATTTGATCCAGAATACCACACAATTTATCAGTCAAATTTATGCTGTGAAATTCTATTACCTACTAAGCCATTCAAGCGTTTGGATGATGATAATGGTCGTATCGCTTTGTGTACGCTTGGGTCTATCAATTGGGGAGCGTTCAGAAACCCCGAAGATATGCGCAGAGCTTGTCGCATTCTTCAGCGCAGTTTGTGTAATATACTTGACTACCAGGATTTCTTAAGTATTCAAAGTAAATTGTCTAACGATGAAATACAACCTTTGGGCATTGGTATTACTAACCTTGCTTATTGGCACGCAAAACGTAGTTTTAAGTATGGTGAAAAGGATGCCCTACAAGAAGTTAAATCATGGATGGAGCATCAGGCATTTTACCTAACAGAAGCCACAGTTGAGTTAGCTCGAGAACGCGGTGCTTGTAAAGATTCAGCAAAAACACGTTATGGACAAGGTGTGTTTCCTTGGGAATTACGTGCCAAGGGTGCTAATGAACTAGCAGACTTTACACCAGAGTTAGATTGGGAAACTCTACGTACTGATATGAAGCAATATGGTGTACGTAACGCTACCCTAATGGCAGTAGCACCAGTTGAAAGCTCAAGTGTTGTTATTAACTCAACTAACGGTATTGAAATGCCAATGAGCCTAATCAGTGTTAAAGAATCAAAAGCAGGATCGTTTATTCAAGTTGTTCCAGAATATAATAAACTAAAAAACAAATATCAATTGATGTGGGAACAAAAAGATTGTGACGCATATTTAAAGACAGCGGCTGTTATTGCAGCTTACGTTGACCAAAGTATTAGTACTAATACATTCTATAATCCAGCACATTGGGCTGATCGTAAAGTACCAACTACGCTAATTGCTAAAAATTTAATGCAGGCACAATTATGGGGTATTAAAACATTTTATTATAGCTTGATTAACAAACAAGGTAGTAAAGCGGTAGCAGAAGAAACACCAGCACAAACTGTGCAAGTAGAAGAATATATCGAAGAAGATTGCGAGAGCTGTAAACTATGAGTAAAGAACAATATAATTTAAGTACTAAAACAAACTATTTACAACGTAAGATGTTCCTTGACCCAGCAGGTCCTGTAACTATCCAACGCTTTGAAGAAGTTAAGTATAATAAGATTGCTAACTTTGAAACCACAGCCAGAGGATTCTTTTGGCAACCAGAAGAAGTTAGTCTAACTAAAGATGCTAACGATTTTAAAGATGCTAGTGAAGCAGTGCGACATATCTTTACCAGTAACTTATTACGTCAAACAGCTCTAGACAGCCTACAAGGTCGCGCACCTAATCAAGTATTTGGCCCTGTAGTAAGTATTCCGGAACTAGAAGCACTGATCAGTAACTGGAGTTTCTTCGAAACTAACATTCACAGTAAGAGCTATAGTCATATTATTCGTAATATCTATAATGTGCCTAAAGATGTGTTTAATACTATACACGATACTGAAGAAATTGTGGGTATGGCTAGTAATATTGGTGATTATTATGATGCCTTACATGTTATTAACTGTCGCAAAGAAATGGGCGAAACTGTGGCAGAACGTGATCACATCAAAGCTATTTGGTTAGCCCTACATGCCAGCTACGGCCTAGAAGCATTCCGCTTTATGGTATCATTTGCTACCAGTTTGGCCATGGTTGAAAACAAGATCTTTATTGGTAACGGTAACATTATCAGCTTGATTCTACAAGACGAGTTACTACACAAAGAGTGGACAGCGTTCTTGATCAATCAAGTGGTCAAAGAAGATCCACGTTTTGCTGCTGTTAAAGTAGAATGTGAAGCAGAAGTATATCAGATGTATTTGAGCGTTATCAAGGAAGAAAAAGATTGGGCCGATTATCTGTTCCAAAAAGGTCCAGTTATTGGGTTAAATGCCAATATTTTAAAGGATTTTGTTGATTATACAGCCGTAGATGCCTTAAAAGCTGTAGGCATTAAATATCAAAGCCCAGCGCCAAAGACTACACCTATTCCTTGGTTTAACAAGCACAGCGATACCAGCAAAAAACAAACAGCCCTACAAGAATCAGAGTCAACTAACTACGTCATTGGTGTAATGGGCGATAGTATTGACTATGACGCATTACCAAGTTTATAAGAGAGAAAAGATGTTAACAGTATATTCAAAAAACAATTGTCCGTTTTGTGACAAAGCCAAGCATTATCTAAAGACTAACGGATTTGAATTCGAAGAAATTAAAATCGATGAGAATCCAGAAGCACGTGAATGGTTGATCAATGAAGGTCACCGCACAGCCCCACAGATCTACAACAATGGTAAATTGTTAGTGGAAGGTGGATATCAAGGATTGGCGCGATTAAACGCTGATCAAATTCAAGAACGCATAGGAGCGACTGATGTTAACAAATAAACCATATGATAAAGATACAATAGTAAGTTTCAAATTAGTAAACGGTGACGAAATCGTCGCTAAAATTGTAGAAGATACACCAACTAGTTTTACAGTCAGCAGACCATGCACTGTAATTCCAAGTGCCAATGGCATTGGTTTGATTCAAAGCCTATTCACAAGTGACTTAAATAAGAGTATGACCGTTGACAAAGGTCATGTGATGTTACACTCGCCAACAATTAAAGATGTAGAAAATCACTACATCCAAACTACAACAGGCATTAAACCTGCGGCAGCTAGTGGCATTATTACCTAGGAATAAACAATGTCTGAACACGATATAAGCCTTGTTACAGGGCAAGCTAGCACTGTAATAGCTGAAAATCAAAAAACTACGTTAGGGCAAGCTGCATCGGCCCTAACGCCTGCTACATTAACCGCAATGATTGGAATTAATCAAGGTTCAGCACTTTGTTTAGCACCGTCTGTGGCCAATGTAGTAGCACAGTTACAGACAATATCAGCAAACGTAGCTGATGCAAATAGTGCGGCTGCAACAGCTACACTGTCTAGTTTAACTTCATTTCATACTAGCATGGGATTTGGTAGTTCGCCAAATCATGCGGCTTTTGGTAGTTTCTTTAGTCAACTTCATGGTCATATACAAGATTCGCAAGAGCTACGTAAAGCATCTGACTTTATGGCTAACATGAACTATAGTGATCTTGGCCCAGGTATTACTGACATGGGCAGTGCTGCAGATCGTGGCATGTCAAATGCTTTAGGTAGTTTGCCAGCGGCTGGCGCACTTATGCAGGCCACAGGCACTATGTACAATGGTGGCGATGTTAAGGATTTTGGTAGTAGTCTTGGATTAGTTAAATCGTTAACTGATAATAAACTAGCCAATGCCACAGGTGTTAATAGAAGATTAGCTGATGCAGGTGTGCCTATAGATGATCTAGATAATCCTATATACGCAGACAAGATTAATCAAGTAATGAGCGGCATTACTGACCCTAGTGCTTTAAGTGTTGTAGCTGACCAATTTGATGTAGCACCCGAGATAGCCGCTACTGAATCTACAGGGGATAGTAATGCTGATGCTATTCTAGCTGAACTACAGGATATTATTACTAGAGCAAACAACTGGGTAGATTGGGTACACGGTACGGCTATTCCTCTCATACAAAGTACTACAAGTCTTGCAGAATATACAGCAATTAAACCTACAATATTAGGACCCGAATATCAAGATTTCCAACAATGTTTTACAGATGCAAATAACATTTCTAAAAATGAAATATCACCGTTACCTGATGATGCTGTTAAACTACAGTTAGTTAATTTTAGAAATAATGACGTTGAATCAGCATTAAATTCTGCAAATGCTGCTAGTACTGATTTAACCAATGCTGGTAAAACACAAAAGAACTTGTTTGCTTCGCAAGCAGGCACACTGGTTCTAGGCAATAGTACATCTGCGGCAGATAGTCTTACTACTACTGGTTTTAGTACACCTAGTACAGCCATGGGAGCATCACTATCGCCTGGACAAAGTTTACCTTCATTAACAGGCGGCATTCAAAATCTTAAAGATTTAGGTGATCCGACTAAACTAGCTGATCCATCTGCAATTGCTGGATTAACGGGAGGTGTTAGTGGGTTAACATCACATCTAACAGATATAGGTGCAGGAACATTAAAAGATGCAGGTGCCGCTGGGTCATTATTTAATCAAATCCAGTCAGTTCAGACACCATTACACACAGCGGCCTTTCCTAGTTTAAACAGTTTAATAACAAAAAATCAACCTACACTAAATGTAATGACAGGCTCTGGTAGTGGTCCATTGGGATTACCTAATATGACTGACTTTACTCAGCATCTAGCAGGTGGTCCTAGTATTACTAGTTTTTTAAAAACTGTTACAACTGATGCAGCAAGTGCTATAGCATTGCTATCTACATCGATTGCAGGAGCGGTAAACCTGATAACGAATGTTGCAGGTGTTGATTTAACTAGCCCGCCACCAAATACGCTCGGAACTTCGATGAGCTTTGCTAAAAGTCTGCATAAATTTGGGGCAGACACCAGCGGTAGCGGCGTTTCTGATATACTGCATAATTTAGCTAATACAGCAACTCCTGGTGGAGAAGCAATTAAAGCCAGTCTAGCAGAAGGTAAGAATAATAAACTACTTGCTGATAACGGTATTCCTCCAGTACAGACTACTCCGCCACCACCCGAACCAGGCGCAACAAATGTGGCATATCCAATTACAGTTTCTAGAGATTTCCAACGTACCAGTGGTGGTACAGTAACCATAGAAGCTATAGCTAATTCATCTACTGATAATCTGTGGCGAATAATAAATGGTAGCGAAGCTTCATCCCATGGATGGGGACCTTATGCGGTAATGTTTACAGGCACCTACGATGTTGTTTATGCTACAGTTAAGGCTAATCCGAATTCGTCCGATCCTACACAGTCAGCGTATACAATATTACAGGCTTTACCTCAAATGAAAGCAGAATTAGATTCACAAATGAGTGGCAAGAGCCCACAAGGATTGGGATAAGGAGATTGTAATGGCAAAAACTACAGAAGAACTAGATATAGAAGTAGAACTAGATGAATACGATGTTCTTAATGATATACAGCCAGAAGATTTTGTTTTTGTTATAAACTCTGAAGGTCAACTTAAAGGCATTAGTTTTCCAGAAACTCTAGGAGACGATGATGAAGTTAATCCTAACATAGAAGATATTATCAACTTCTTAGTTAAACTATCCGCTGAAAATATTCGTCCAGCAAACGCTACACTACACTAGATAGTTTAACTAGCGTTTCATCTACGTTATAATTAACGTGTAATATTCCAATACCACCTGCGGCATTCCATTCATCGATGTTACTAGGACGGTCGTCAATTAAAATATCACCTGGGCGACAGTGTTGTTGCTTGTCATTGCTGTAAGGACCAAACCATACAGGGATATTAGGCCAGCGTGCTTTGATCCATTCTGTTTTATCATGAAATGCCCAAGGCACATCATTTTGTCTAGGGATAGCAGTTAAAAACTTAACATCGTAGCCAAATTCTTCTGCTAGATCTTGAACAGTAGTTACCAATCGATCAGCACCAGGACATGTTTCTAGCTTACTATATAATCTAGGTTCTGCAGAAATCTTTTCCCAACCTTCCTGATCATACCTAACACCGCCTGGTGTTCTAAATCCCACTAGTGGTTCAGCGTAAGCATCAAAGTCACTTACTACTCCATCCATGTCTAAAAATATTGTCTTCATTATGCCCACCTTAATAAAAATGCTGTTAGTTGTTCTTCTGTTTCTAATGCCAGAGTCATACCTTCTTGATGAAGTCTACCTCTGGGTAAATTCTCATCCATCCACGCATATATGGCCTTTTCATTCTTCATCCAATGACTAATGTCGGCTATTACTATATAGTAATAGGGCATCTCGTGATCAAACGGTCCTGATGCTATAAACTTACGTCCATTAGCGCCATCTAATATACTCATGCCCACCTCAGGGCGAATGCTGTGGCATCTTTGGCATGTTTAAAGTAAAAATTATAATATCCAAACCAATTAAACGCATACCAAACATCCCCCAAACCGAGCCCAATAATGCCTGGTTCTGGTCTGCCTAGCCCAAGAGTATGCTCGCACCACGTCGTCATATTGTAAATGCTCCACGTGTTATCACCTTCCACTTTGGGTATGCGAACAGCCTGCCACCCTTCGTTGAGTAACCGTTGTTCTACTTGTTGTCGCTCTACTGGTGCCGCTCTCATGCGTATTTTAACCTAAACATTGTTTCGTCTGCGGGATTGTCGAATACCATTTTATATTCAACATAATGCCATTGGTAGTCTATATCTTTAACTACAGTATAATCACCGGGCCACTTAGCCTGTAACTTAGCAGTCATCCATACTTCATTGTGCTCTGGTGCGCGATCTGAACTAATTAGACCATTTAAATATAACCACGGAGTCATTCAGCAAACCTTAAGACCAATAGTGTGAATAATTTGTCAGTGATGTTAATTTGTTTCTCAAACTTCCACCACTCAGGGTTACTTACACCGTATTGACTGTGTTCTGTGTCTAACCATTTGCGTACTTCATCATTGGCAGCTATACGATGCATCTTGCGGCCCCTACGATCAGTCCATGATTTGCTTACACGGTATTTGTATAAAGACCAAATCTCATCCATGACCATACGATCAATACTACGCTGCATCAACTGTGATTGATGTTGTAGCATCTGATCTGCTAAACTTAATGTTGATTTACCCACTTGTCTTCCCCTGGCCATGACTCTACGCATACTTTAATGTTACCATCATTGCGTGTTGATGATCTTCTATTAAAAACTCATTTTTACTATGTTTGAATTTAGCATCTATTGATTTAAGATAGTAGATAACTGTGACGTCTTTGTGATCGGGACTAATCTTAACTAAATGCCAACCTTCGCCTATGCGTATACTTTTTTCCATATACCAAACCCATGGGTGTTCGTCATAATCACTCCAATCATTTTGCTGACTGCGGTAAACACATTCTTCCCACTCATCACTCCAAATGTCTTCTTCGTGTAATTGTTCTAGGGCTTTATTCTTGGGTATTTTCATAATTGCTAACAAACTCGCCGTAGCGTAACAAGAACAAGGTCTGTAGTTGTTCATCGTAAAAGTCTAGTCGAATGGTGGTAATTTGCCAACCATCTTGGTCATAGTCCGTATGCTTGCGCACAGTGAATCCTAGATTAGCCTTTAATCGCCAACTGATCAGCAAGGTAGCGCGACCATAGTCCACAAGGATCCGCTCTTGGAGAATTTGCCAACTACGAACTGACAAGGTAAGAGTGTGTTTCATTATACCTCTAGATATTTTAGTTGGAAATAACCAGCACGAGGCTCATGTCCTACATAGCCACGTGGGTTACATACCACCCGTGTTTCACCTAGAACATAGTCAAATTCTTCATGAGTATGACCATGACACCAAAGTTTAATCTGTGGACGATAACTAATAAAATCATCTAGGTCGCTACGGAAGCCACCATTCATAATGGTATCTGCCCGGTATTTGTCATGTACACTCTGCTCACTTGGACAGTGATGTGATACAACCACAAACTTTTCTTCGGCACGTTCGGCAACCACATGGCTAATATAATCCAAGGCCTTATCATGATCTTCTACAGCGTCTTTAGGACTAAACTTGCTTGGATAGTCTTTATACTTGTGTGAAGTAACTGTTTGAACCTTAGTTTCGTCATCATAATGATATAACGGAACTTTGCGTTGTATCATATTATTACTATTATCTACACCATGGAAGTCATTCATCATGTGCGGCATTTCACGCAAGGTAGTAGGATCACTACCATTCATGTCAGTCCAGACAGTAGCACCAATGATAGTAACATCATTAATGACTAGGGTTTCTTTTTCTAACACGTGGACGTTTTCCAAATGCCCTAAAGCTGTTTTAAGTATATCGTAGGTATATTTGAAGTCACCGTGATAGTGTTCGTGATTGCCCATGATGTAGACAACCTTAGGAAACTCCTTTGATACTTGTTCAAAGAATGCCAAGTAACGTTCAGCACGTTTGCGTTGAGCATACATATTAGCACTAGCTAATTCAATGTCACGGGCCACACAGATATCACCAGCAAGTACAAGTACGTCAGCTGATTCTGTGTTTTTAAGTTCTATTCCACCAAATTCTAAGTGTAGGTCACTACCCAGTGCTATTTTCATAATTTGTATTATACACTAAACAAAGTTAAAAGTCAATGCCAACAGTACCTCGGCATGTGCGGTGATGGTTAAATAGGTATGGTCTAGTTCATATTCATTTGGACAATGCTCTTCTAACCAATTGATAAATTTTTTATAGTCATCTGCGTAGACATCTTCGTGAGGGCTTATTACATAGATGCCAGCACGATCACTGCCAGATATTTTCCTTAGATTCATGACCACCTCAATTTTGCTAAAGTAGCATGTTCTTCTTTTAAACAGAGGAAATGGTATTCATACTTACCATTGACGATATAATCCATATCTTCGTAAAGAGTATTGATCTCATGGGCCTCTAACCAAGCATCAACTTCGTTCTTAAACGCAACTGCTGTTAGATACCTATCGTAGTCACCACGGGCTGTGACTTTAATATAATGACTTGTTCCGTTATAATAGTATGCCATTAACTCCACCTCAATAGGAACATAGTATATGCTTGTTTATTAGGGAAAACCAATTCATCCCAACTGCCCCATGCACTTTGAATAATCTTAACATTGTGTAGTTGCTCAAAGGCATCTTTATGTCGGTGTCGCTCTAAGTCAAATCCGCCTTTGGCAATTACAGCCTGATTGGCATTATGAAACGCTGATAGTATTTCAGGTATTGGAACTTTCATGCCCACCTCAACATAAACATAGTATAGTCTTCATCACTAGGGAATATTACACAGTAACTATCTATGTCAGCTCGTAACTGACCGAATTTGACATTGTAGTGTTGTTCAAATTCATCTTGCCAAATTTCATACCTGCGGCGATGTTCATCTAATTCAAAAGCCGCACGATGTATTACCTTAAAAGGAACAAATTGTACGCATCTATGGTCCATTATGGAAACACCATAGTAAACAATAAATGTTTTTGCGCATCTACGACAGCGTATCCTGACAAGCCAAGCGTTTCGTTGTCGTAGATCAGTTCAACACCCCAACGATCTCGCAGCCAATTGGCAAATGACCAAGTGTTTAAGTCGAAGTCTGCGGCGGGATCGATGAATTCTTTCATCCATGCTGTGCGAGCATCAGCTAACTGTTTTAATTTGTGTAGGTGATTGTCTTCACCCAGGATAGTATCTATACGTCTAGGCAGATCCTTGTAGAACTCATCTTTTTGTGTAGCCGATAAGTCATTAGCGGCATCAACCGCGGCACTGATGTTCTTAAGACGGTTAATTAGATAATCATTTTGTGAAGACATAATATATAATCTTGATTGTTATGGTTATCATGAGTATCTCATTAAAAATGCTGTTAGGTCTCGGGGTTGGCCAAAGCGTATAAAATGTTTACGAACATATCCTGATTTAGCCTGATTAAATCTATACACAGCGTTATATTCAACTAGTGCGGCCTTGACCCGTTGGTACTCTGAAATTTCAACAACAGGATCATCGGGCACATATCCGACTATATCTCTTATAAAATTAATAAAAATACGAGCCGCTTGATCACTGCTCTTAATGTCCAAGTATACCGGACCATCTATTTCGTTTCCGTATGTAATACCTGAGGTCATCCGCCTGCCACCAATAACATCATTGTAACATCTTCCTCACGACATAAATAGATCTCACGCCACCATTTATTTTTATCAGCTATGGTAACAAGCCAATTACTATTCCATACTTTACGTTCTGGACCCCAGGCATTTTCACACCAGGTTAATGCTCGTAAAAATGATTGGTAGTTTTTCATTGCGTCAAAACTTACCTTGTACCTAAAGCCGCGGTTATAGAACTTGAACCGACCATCAAGTTTAGTAATCTTAGGTGTCTTGTAAGGTATTATTGCCATTATTCATGCTTCAAATAGAAATAAGTTATATATTCTTCAGCTTCGTGCTGTTTACGTAGATCCCAATGCCAAGTGTCATAGCTCATGCGGCGCACACCTTTGCGGTCTTTAAGCTCTTCGGCTATATCATAAATTACAGCGTCCCATTGAGGCTTTAGACTGTGTTCAACAATCATTGCCAAATGTCCGCCTTGTTGTTCTAATAGAATCTTCATACTATATATTATATATTCAAAGGATCTAAAAGTCAATGGTTGACTTTTTGGTTCATTGATAGTATAATGTTGAAACTATGAGATGCGATGAATGTAAATTTTGTGTGTTAGAAGACTACGGATACTCCAACTGGACAGTTGAGGGCACCGATGCTCGCTGTGTGCTAAACTTGAATCCAAGATTTCCAGCAGACCACCGTTGGGGACACAGCCCAGAAGCAGAGTTTGCTAATGAATGCCCACGATACTGTAAAGGGTCGCCAGTTGAAATTGATGTAGATCAAGAAGAGGGTAATATCCTAAACTATACCAGCGATCCAGAAGTGCGTGAACTACTTGAAAAAGAAATAATGTGGGAAGCGTTAAAAAATGAAGATAACTAAATTAGATGGACGCTACAAAGCGAAAAGCCGTTGGGGTTACACATATAGCGTAACCTTCCCAAGTCACGCTTGGAAAAAGTACTTTTCCTTAAAAGGACAAGCAGAGAGAATGTATGGTCCAAGTGTGGACGCAGGACGCAGATTCTTTTTTAAAGATGATGCTCAGACCTTACGAACTGCTGAATGGGCCTACAAGTATACTAGATCCAGAGATCCTAGTTTTGTCTACTTCCGTACAGAAGAGGCCATGAACCATGCTGTTATGATGTACGCATTGACAAACTGATAAAATGGTGCTATAATATGTTTATGAAATTAGAAACTAACGATGTATTACAGTGGATCGGTGCTCCTTTGGTCATAGCAGGGCATAGTTTGAATGCCATCGGTCCAAGTGTGTATCCTTGGAACATTGTGGTGTTCTTCTTTGGTACTAGTATGTTCTTTGCTTGGAGCATACGTACCAAGAATAGGCCACAGACATTGGTCAATGCTATTAGTCTAACCATTGGTTCAATCGGCATTTATAACGCATTTTTTGGTTGACAAAAGGTTGTTTTGACTGTATAATGTTTGACATACAATAACAACACAGGAGCAATAAATGACTACATTATTCCGTGAAAAAGACAAAACAGCAGAAGACCGTGCTTGGGATTTACAGTGTTATGGTATGTCAGAAGGTACACTTCGCAATGTAATCGAAAACGATATCACTGCTAAGTTTACAGGCGAGTACACAATGTTAGCGGCAAGTTTTATGTCAAATGCACAAGAAGAAATTGAAATGGGGTTAGATGAACGTGCTCGTCAATCAATTAACTGTGCTAAGTTTATTTTGTTTAACTATGTTATGAAAGATGGTGAATAATTATGATGAGACCCGGAACATACCTAGTAGGCGATCTATGCTATGTCATGCACCCACAGTGGAAGGAAGTCTGTGACCTAATGTTTGCTATAGATGGCCCAGGGGTACTAAATGGTGAGTTTAATCTTGCTAATGGTGTTAGGTTTGCAGTTAGTTCAACTGCCTACGGTGATGGTACTTACCAAGATCAACAAGGTCGAGACTATCCAGTAGATGCGGGCCTAATTGGTTGTATTCGTGTTGAGGATGTATATGATCCAGAGTGGTATTTAGAAGGCATGCAGACAGTTGAGTTTGACAAACAGTTTGAATTAGTGTATAATGATGGTATTATTAGTTTTGTAACAGCAGATGGTAGTGTTATTGTTGAAATCGACACAGCAGAAGAGGAGTACGCTTAATGGTAAGTTTTTTTAATAAGTTAAATGCTCGGTTTCCTAAACGTCAGTTTAACGTTGACAGCAAAGAAGATTTGCGAGCATATAAGAATTTTTTAGCAACCCGTAGTTGGGGCGAAAATGGTTGCCCGTTTGAACTAGAGTGGCCGTGGTTAAGCATTCCTGACATGATTAGTCATAAGATTGCTGAAAACACGGTAGCTAAGGTGTAGTTGTAGTTTTTCGTATTACCTCCTAAAAGTAGTATCTTTCAAGGGCCTTAGGGCCCTTTCTTTTTCACTAAATATTTGTATGGCCAGTTATTCATTATCTGCTACTAACACTAGTACCGCAACTCCTAAACTACAGCGTGGCGAAATTAAGATCATTGCTGATGTTACTGTGTATTTCCGCATAGGCAACAACCCCGTTGCTGACAACAAGTGTGCTTTTATACCCGCTGGTACAGAGCGTCAAATACGTTTACCCACAAATTGCTTACAAGTTGCTGTATTAGCTGTGAATAATCCTGGTAGTGTTAGTATAGTTGAAGTTAGTAAAACCAGAGCTAGCTGTTCTGCTTAAAAGTAGATAAATAACTTAAATATTCCAAGGAATTTACAATGGCAGCATACAATATTATATGTCAAGCTGGTACAAGTAATGTGTCAGTTAACTTAAACAGTACAAAAATCAAAGTAATCAGCAACGTAGCTGTATATTATGCAGTAGGTCAAAATCCAGTTGCTTATAACTCAGGTAACTGTTTTATGATTCCTGCAAACACTATTCGTGACATTAACTGTGGCCCCGGCACACAAACCGTTGGTTATGTATGGGGTGGAGCAGGTAACGTAGTAGCTACAGGAGTAGGCCCACAAGTGGCATTCTTAACTTCTGGTGGCACAGCACAAGTTGATATTACAGAAATTGGTTTTGTAGACTTTACAAGGGTAACTAATTAGTATGAAAGTTGCTGATATTTTACGCAGTCTTGTTAGTCTAATAGACGCTGCAGAACAAGAAGAACAGGCTCAACCACAGCAACCAGTTGTGGTTAATATCAACAACGGTGAAACTGCCGCTGGTCAATCTGAAGAAGAAACAGTAGCAGATGACGAGTTGGGTGTAATGATTCCACCACTACAACAGAAAATTGAAATGGCCAAAAAGGCCAACGGTGTGGATTCAGTGTACGCACCCGCAGACGACGAACAAGACGAACTAGCAGTAATTAAAAAACACGCAGGTCTAGCTGTAACAACCCAAGACGAGCCATTTGAAGGCTAGGGAGTAAATCCGTGGCTTTCACGCAAAAACTATTCACAACTTATCAACCCTACGGTGACGGTGATGTTCGCATAGGCGAGCTAAATCGTATCTGGTACGACAGTATTCGCAATGGGTTTTACATCAGCGATGGAGTTACCCCAGGTGGTGTACTAATTGGCACTGGTGGTGGGAATGCCAATGTCGCAAGTGGCAATAACTACAGCAACGTCAACGTAGCCGCATACCTAAGCTATACAGCAACTACAGGCAGCCTAGATCTAGGCAACCTATACATCACAGACGAAACCATTGGTGGTAAGATCAGTGACCGTGATATTACCTTACTACCAAGTGGCGCAGGCCTAGTCTCAGTTCCAGGCATTAAAGTGCCAGTGGGATCAGTTATTCAAGGCGTTAGTAACATTGTAGCTGTGGTCACTGAAAATACCATCAACAATGTTGAACGCTATTCAACAGGCCCTAGTGATAACTTAAACATTGGTGACTATGGCCTAACCAACGGTATCTCAGGTGTAGCTCCAGGTTGGACAGTGTACCAATTCTATGGTAATGTACACTCCAGTCCAACTATACAAGTAGGTGATAGTATTGTAGGCACGGGCATACCTTATAATTCTACTGTGTTGTTTGTAGGTGACCCCACAGACACAGCCAATGCCAATGTCATTATCACTACCAACACCCTAAATAGTCTACCACCACTACTAGCTAATACCTTGGCCTATACTACTCGTGCTGTAGTCAACGCTGGCCTAGCAATAACCACGGTGGGCAATGTAGATATCACACTTAATCCAGGCATTGGTGGTAACATTGTGCCAGCAGGTAGTTTTATTCCTCTATTAGACGACACCTATGACTTGGGTGCGCCAAACAAACGTTATCGTCATGTGTGGGTAGGCGCAGGTACTATCTACATACTTGATGAAACTCTGGGCACAGATCAAACAATTGGTGCTCGTGATGGTAACCTATACGTAGGTGGTGGTACAGGACTTACAGTGGGCAAGTTTACCTTATATGGTAACACTATCGCTCTGGCTAACCCCGCAGAAGATTTCCGCATTGGCACACAGTCTGCCACAGGTAATTTAATTATCAATCGTCCGTTGACTATCAACAGTCCAGGTGGCGACAATGCTTTCTCAGTTACTCGCTATGGTCTAACTACCATACACAGTCCCATAGCCCTAACTAATACACAGGCAGTGCTCAGCATCATTGGCACAGCAAGTGGTAATATACAGCCACGTAACTTTGCCAACACCATGATACAGGTCACTGGTAACGACAATTATCCAACTCGTATCAGCTTTGACGCATTTGGTGTTAGCGCAGGACAAAATGCCTATGTAGCAGTAGCCGCTCGCGCCGCTCGTGGCACGGTGGATAGCCCAAGTACTACTCTAGCAGGCGATACTATCCTACGCTTTACAGGACAGGGTTGGACTGGCAATGGTGCTTTTGCTGGCAGTATCATTCGCTTAAACCTAGAAGCCGCAGAAACATTTACCAGTAACACCTCAACTGGTACACGCTTGACCATACAGACTACACCTGTAGGTAGCAATATTATCCAGACCACAGCGGCATTCTACAGCAATGGCTTGAACTTATATGGCGACACAGTGTCAACTGGTGTCAAGTTTGCCGACAACACATTCCAAAACACAGCCTTTGTGCCTGCTAATTGGGTTAGACAAATTACCACCGGTAGTGGATTCCTTAACCCAGGAGTTTACCAAGGCAATGTTAGCCTAGACACCACAGATGTACATACATTAGTCAGCGATAGTTACAGCCTTGCTGTTACAGACACAGGCAGTAACAATCTTCGTTTACAGTTATCACAAGAAATCTCTGCCAACAGTAACCCAATATTTAATAACCTAACTGTCAGTAACTTAACAGTTAACGGTACATTTACCACAGCTATCAACGCTACTGTCAACGGTAAGATCTTATATCTAGCCAACGACTCAACATCAAGTAGCCAAATTGATGGTGGTGGCATTATACTTGGTAATGTACAACAAAGCTACTATAAGAGTTTCTTATATGACTTGACTAACAACTGGTGGGACACGGATGGTAGTGGATTGAACACTGAATATCTATCAGCTCATGATGCTGACTTTGTAGGCAATATCTATGCTACTGGCACTATACTTGCGGGCGGCGCAGCCAAGACTGTAGGCAATCTATTCCCTAATGCTGGTATACAGGTATTTGAAAACATCAACAGCTACGCACAGATAGTAGAACAAAATCTCAACACTGGCACGGCGGCTACTACAGACTTCATTGCTACAGCGGATAACGGCACTGACACTACTTATTACATTGACATGGGTATTGCTGGCAGTAACTACGACAACGGCAATCCTAACAACAGTCTAGGTACAAGTCTAAATGCTAACGATGGTTACTTATATGTTCAGGGCGACTTAGACGCCGATGCCTCAGTAGATGGCGGTGATTTGATATTAGGTACTGCAACGGCCGGAAAAGATATCAAATTCATTGTTGGGGGTGTAAATGATACTAACGTCAAGGTAACTTTTAGCAATACTACAATTGACAGTTATAATAACTATGTACTACATGATGGCAACGACAATATCTTGCTACAATTACAAAATGATGGCGGTATTGGCAAATTAACATTTACAGGTGGCAGCCAAGGCATTTGGTATAACAGTGGCATCTATATCAATGGCATCGGATATCACTCTAGTTATTCAGGTATACAAGCCTTAAGTTACAACAGTGCTACAGGGCAGGTTACTTATGGACAAATTGACGCCAGTCAGATACTAAATGCCTACGGCAACATTAATGTTGCGGCATATTTGGCAGGCAATGTTACCATTGGCAACCTGTCTGTTACTAACATCATTGCAGGAAATGTCACAGCAGGCAATGTTGCTGTTGGGGGAACCTTTGCTCCAGCAAAAGGCATCACACACAATGCAACTAAGCCCACTATAGTGGCCAATGTGGTTCTAATTAACTTTGATACAGACGATTTGATACGTGTACACACAACAGGCCCTGGCACAACTATCACTGCCAACTTGGTCAACTTATCAACTACAGTAGGCAAAACAGTGGAAGTGCTAGTAATGAGTCCAGCTGGAGGCAGCACACAGTTCAACCACAGTGTGGCTAGTTCGCAGTCTACCAATGGCTATTCGTTTTTTCTTACTTCACACCAGACCATGTATGTTAAATATTTTAACATTGATGGCACAACAGGTAATCTATTTGTAACTGCAATTGGTAACAATACCATCTAACCGTTTCTGTTAACATCAGTAACACTACTATACAATTGCTCTCGTGCCGTTAGGCTTACTAAATTATCTTTAGAATTGCTACCACCTAAACTTTTTGGTATAATGTGGTGACGTTCTGTATATGTTTCTGGTGGTAAAATTCTTGACTTTGCGTTTGAAATAATACTATAATAGTATTTTGTATATTTATTGGTGATAAATATCATTGCTGTGACTCCTATCAGTTATAGAGTAGTTGGATATCCCCATATCGCGAACTACATTAATATTTATCTTGGAAACCGTATTTTATGATATTTGGTATAATGACATTGTTAACTGCGTTGATGCTATCAGCAGTTGCTGCATATTATTCAATTACAGGACTAACAGCGATATTTCCTGGAGTGGTTATACCTATTATTATTATGGGCTGCACTCTTGAGATTTCAAAGATTGTTGCTACTGTCTGGTTACACAAATATTGGAATCGTGCAGCCTTACAGTTTAAGTTATATCTTATACCTGCTATTATAGTGCTGATGATAATAACCTCTACTGGAATCTTTGGATACCTCTCAGCGGCACACTTATCGCAATCAACAGCAAATGAAGATATTTCATCACAAGTTTCTCTATTAGATGAAAAGATTAAAACGGAACAAGATAATATTGCTACTAGCAAACAAGCCCTCAAACAAATGGATGCCCAAGTAGATCAACTACTAGGACGCACAGACGATGACAAGGGTGCTAATCGTGCTGTTCAAGTACGCAAGCAACAAGCTAAGGAACGCAAATCATTACAAGCAGATATTAGTATAGCACAGAAAAATATTAGCACACTACAAGCAGAACGTGCGCCTATTGCGGCCAAAAGTCGTGTTGCTGAAAGCCACATAGGACCAATTAAGTACATAGCCGCACTTATCTACGGTGATAATCCTAATGCTGATTTACTAGAGCGTGCTGTACGTTGGGTTATTATCTTGTTAGTGTTTGTATTTGATCCTTTAGCTCTTGTTTTAATCTTGGCGGCAGAGCAGACTATTGCTTGGGCACGTAAAGACAAAGATGAGCGTAAAGGCTGGCATCAAGAATGGGTACCAGACACAGAAGCATGGCCTGAATGGGATGATGAAGTTACAGAAGAACAGATTGAAGCAATTAAAGCCGCCGCAGGTAATGTAGAAATGACATCAATGTCTTCAACCTTGTTTGACACAGAACGAGAGTTTTTTGATCATGGTAAGGAAATAGCTAAAGAACTGGATGCTAATCACGGTTACTTAAACAAACAATGGACATGGCCAAAAAGTGAAAGTACAGTGGGGCTAGTAGCCAAAGAAGAACCTGCGGTAGTTGAACCAGAAACTTATACCTTGGTTGATTCTGGCAGAACTATTAACGTAGTAAAAGAACACCCACATGCAGATCCAGAGCCAATTAATACAGTACGTAAAGTAGAGCAAGTCGTTATTCCCGACCTAAGCATAAGTGCCGATGAACCAGCACCTAATGCTGGTTTTGGCACAGAGTTCCCCGATAATCCAAATAAAGGTGATATGTTTCTACGTGTAGATTACCTACCAAGTAAACTATACAAATGGAACACACAAAAATGGATTGAAATCAGCAAAGAGCAAACAGATCAGTATGCCTATGATCATGAGTATATCAAACATTTAATTGACAAACTAGACAGCGGAGAGTATGATGTTGAATTACTTTCTGATGTAGAGAAAGATCAAATTCAAAGGTATTTAAATGACAATTCAAGTAGACAGTAGATTTATCACATATCCGGATATTCTACCTAAATCCCTAAACCACACAGTATTATTAGTTGACGCTGACCTAGATGATGTTGCTAATCTAGCAACCTTTTGTAGTTTAAGCAAACAGAACTATGACATATATCTTTACAAAGGCGACACCGGAGATCTAGAATGGTTAAACCATTTGAGTTCAAACCTAGATAAAACTTTTATTAAAGACGCTAGTCAAGTACAAATTACATTCAGCGATCGCTATAGTACAGTAAATGATCTTAGAGAATATTTTACCAAAATAGACAATGAGCCATTGACTTCCGAATAAAAAGCATATATAATTTAGACTATTATGGTAAATAATATACTATTATAACTAAGGAAAGATATTAATGGCATTTGAAAATTCATTGAAAGGTGGCACAGTTTACGTTCGTAATGACAACGCAGAACAGGCTATTCGAAAATTTAAGAAGAAGATTCAGGACAGCGGTCTACTTCAAGAACTACGTGATCGTAGCGAGTACGAAAAACCTACTACGAAGAAAAAACGTAAAGCTGCAGCAGCTAAAAATCGTTGGAAGAAGAAACTTCAAAGCCAACAATTGCCTGACAAATTATATTAGTATATAATAGTTTGTAGCAGAAATAAATACTTATACCGCTGATTTATACTTAATTGCAGGCGGCTAAACTTGCTAAAGGAGGAACGCAGAATGAATAATTCTGATACAGAAGTGGGAGGCTTTGGCTTCCCAACGTATGGTAGAGTGCCTAATTAGGGCTCTACGTTTTAGATCTTGCTTAATAAAGGAGAAACTATATGTCTAAGATCATAGGTATTGACTTAGGTACCACAAACTCATGTGTTGCCATTCTTGAAAATAACAAACCAAAAGTAATTGAAAACAACGAAGGTGCTCGTACTACACCTAGTATTGTTGCCTATGGCGACGAAGTCTTAGTTGGCGCAAGTGCTAAACGCCAAGCAGTTACAAATCCAAAGAAAACAATCTATGCGGCAAAACGCTTGATTGGTCGTAAATTTAAAGAACCTGCTGTACAAAAAGATATTGACCTAATGCCATATCAAATTGTGGAAAACACAAACGGTGATGCGTGGGTACAAATTGACGAACAAAAACTAGCACCACCACAGATTTCAGCTGAAGTTCTTAAAAAAATGAAGAAAACAGCAGAAGATTACCTAGGTCACGAAGTAACACAGGCTGTTATTACTGTACCAGCTTACTTCAATGACGCACAACGTCAAGCAACTAAAGATGCGGGTACTATTGCTGGTCTAGAAGTTCTACGTATCATCAATGAGCCAACAGCGGCCGCACTAGCATATGGTGAAGACAAGGGTGATAAGAAGGATCGTAAGATCGCTGTATATGATCTAGGTGGTGGTACATTTGACGTATCAATCATTGAAATTGCCAACGTTGACGGTGACAAACAATTCGAAGTACTTTCAACCAATGGTGACACATTCCTTGGCGGTGAAGACTTTGACCAACGCTTAATGGACTATGTAATTGATGAGTTCATGAAAGAAAGTGGTGTTGACCTAAGCAAAGACGTCTTAGCTCTACAACGTTTGAAAGATGCGGCTGAAAAGGCTAAGATTGAACTATCTAGTTCAGCACAAACTACTGTAAACTTACCATATGTTACAGCGGACGCTACAGGTCCTAAACACTTAAATGTGACTATTACACGTAGTAAGTTTGAATCATTGGTTGAAGAACTAATTACTCGTTCAATTGAGCCATGTAAAGTAGCATTAAAAGACGCTGGTGTTACAGCTGCAGACATTGATGAAGTTATTCTAGTTGGTGGTCAAACACGTATGCCCAAAGTGCAAGCCGCTGTTGAGCAACTATTTGGCAAAGCACCACGTAAAGACGTTAATCCAGACGAAGCTGTAGCAGTAGGCGCGGCTATTCAAGGTGCTGTGTTAGCTGGTGATAAACAAGACGTGTTGTTACTAGATGTTACTCCATTATCACTGGGTATCGAAACACTTGGTGGTGTTATGACCAAGTTGATTAAAAAGAATACTACTATTCCTACTAAGGCTAGTCAAGTGTTCTCAACAGCAGATGATAACCAACCAGCTGTGACTGTGGTAATTGCCCAAGGTGAACGTGAATTTGTTCGAGATAACAAAGTACTCGGACAGTTTAATTTGGAAGGAATTGAACCACAACGTCGCGGCCAACCACAGATTGAAATCACGCTTGACATTGATGCTAATGGTATCTTAAAAGTATCAGCTAAAGATAAGAACACTGGCAAAGAAAACAAGATCACTATCAAAGCCAACAGTGGTCTAAGTGAAGCTGAAATTGAGAAAATGGTACAAGATGCAGAAGCCAACGCAGAAGCTGATAAAAAAGCTGTTGAGTTAGTACAAGCCAAAAACGTAGCAGATGCTCAAATTCACGATGCTAACAAAGCTCTTAAGGAAAATGAAAATTTAACTGACGAGCAAAAAACATCAGTTGAATCAGCTGTTAAAGCTGTAGAAGATGCTGTTAAAGCAGAAGATGTACAGACTATTCAAGAAACAGTTGGTAAACTAATACAAGCATTGGCCGCTGTTAGTCAACCTACACCACAACCAGAAGTGCAACCAGGTACTACCGAGTCAACACAATCAGATGACGGGGTAGTTGATGCAGAATTTACAGAAGTTAAGAAAGGAGAATAATATGAAACAATATCATTTAACTAGATTTGACTTAGAAACATTACCACGTTTTGCTATTGGGTTTGATCGTATGTTTGAAGAACTTGCTCGAACACAGGAAAAACTAAACAACACTAACTATCCACCGTACAACATTGTTCGCATCGCCGAAACTGAATATGCTATCGAAGTAGCTGTAGCAGGTTTTGAAGAAGACGAACTAACTGTTGAATTAATCGACGGAGAGTTAGTCATCAAAGGTGAAACTAACAGCAATACTATCGAGAATGTAGGCAACTATCTACATCAAGGTATTGCAGCACGTAACTTTACTCGTACATTTGCATTACCGGACGACGCAGAAGTTAAGAGTGCTAATGTTCGCAATGGTATCTTAAAGGTAAATGTGGAGATTTTCATTCCAGAATCTACTAAGAAAACGATTGCAATTACATTTGAAAAGTAGTATAATATAAGCAAGGGTGGTAGAAATACCACCCTTTTATTCCGCAACAAAGCAAAGGATTTCGATGAGTACTAAAGCTATTACAAGAACAAAACCTGTTCCTAATTTAGAGTTACAAGAACCTCCAATGTATCGTGTTATCTATATCAATGATAATGTTACTACTATGGAATTTGTAATTGAAAGTCTGGTTACTATTTTTGACTACAAGCCAGAAGATGCTATGTTGCTAACACAGGTAATCCATGAACAAGGTGCAGGCACCGCGGCTGTGTTGCCTTATGAGATGGCTGAGCAAAAAGGTGTTGAAGTTACACAGTTAGCTCGTAATAACGGTTTTCCGTTGAATATTAAAATTGAACCTAATGTATGATATTCATCGGTGGTGATAGTTGGGGGTGTGGTGAATGGACTTGTGTTGATGATGTATATAGTATAAGTCATCCGGGATTACAACAACATTTCATTGATTCTGGATATACTGTAGTAAATTCTTCAGAAGGCAACTCTTCTAATCTTTTCAGCATCGATCGATTAAAAAATAGTTTAACTGAACATTATAAACATGGTGATATTATATTATTCATTCAGACTGATTCCATACGTGATCTGCGACCATACGATCTGAATTTATCTAAAGAAATTCAAAAATTTAACGGAATAGTTCCGTTAAAACATAATCTACTACAAAATACTTACAAAAAATTAAATGAATTAGGAATTGAGTTTAATACGAAAATTTATGTTATTGGCGGTAAAGAAGACCTATATTTAGAAGCATTTAATAATTTCGAAAATATTATTCCTCTTGTTCCAAGTTGGGTATATTTACTAGTAGGACATTTTGAAGAATATAAAAATTTATTCCCGCAATGGACAAGTAGTGATTACAGACTGTCTGATGTAGCAGATCTATTCGATGATACATGGTTATATGAGCTTCGTCATAAAGTTGTTGATGAAATGTACCATAGTGAAAAATGTTGGAAAATGTATAGAGAATCAATATTTTGGCCAGATGGATTTCACCCAAATAAACAGGGGCACGAAATATTATTTAATTATATTATAGGTAAGTTGAAATTATGATATTCAATAAAATTAAAGAGCTTAAAGTAGAAGGTAAAAAGATCGGCATTACCTTTAGTACATTTGACATGTTACATGCTGGCCATATAGCTATGTTAAGTGAAGCTAAAAACCATTGTGATTATTTAATTTGTGGCCTACAAACAGATCCAACTATTGATCGTCCAGATACTAAGAACAAGCCTGTTCAAAGTATTGTAGAACGTCAGATCCAATTGGCCGCTTGTCGCTATGTAGATGAGGTTGTTATCTACCAAACAGAACAAGATCTAATTGACTTATTATTAATTTTACCACTTGATGTGCGTGTATTAGGTGAAGAATATCAACATACTGATTTTACTGGCAAGGAAGAATGCCTATATCGCGGCATCGAATTAATTTATAATAAACGTGACCACTCGTTTAGTTCGAGTAGTCTACGCAAACGTGTAGCACATGCTGAAACATTAAAATTATTAAAGGCAGATAATAATGTTACAAAAATTACTAAGTAGTCTAGCTAAATTTTTTACCTGTGGCAGAGGTTGCACAGGTACGTGTAACCAAGGTAGAAAGGACTGCGACTGTGAAACTAAGTGAAGATACAAAATTTTTTATCCTACTATTTGTTGTTATCATATCGATGGTCATGGCATTTTTTCCACCTAAGCCAGAAGTAGCAGTGTTCTATGACTGCCGCATAGCTGAGATTAGTCCAGATGTGCCACCTAAAGTTAAACAAGAATGCCGCAAGAAAATGGAAAAACACTCTCTCCCAGCATGTCTCAGACCTAAAGGTAATTAAATATGGATATAATGCTCGATTTAGAAACGCTAAGTGTGCGCCCAGATGCTACAATTTGTACATTTGGTGCTTGTAAGTTTAATCCTTATAAACAAGAAGATATTGTAGACGGTATCTACTTTCGCATAGACATTGATAGTCAAATTGCTCTAGGACGTCACGTAGATGATAATACTATTGCATGGTGGGGGAACCAAGCAGAAGATGTACGTGAAGAAGCACTTGGTGAAGGAAACCGTATTGGCCTGGATGAATTTACTAAAGAGTTAAATAGATTTATAGTGGGAGTAGATAATATTTGGGCACAAGGCCCGGTATTTGATATTGTTATCCTAGAAAACTTATACAGGCAACTAGGATTACCGTGTCCTTGGCAGTTCTGGCAAATACGTGATAGTCGTACATTATTAAGCAGTCTAGGTGATCCACGCGAAAAGAACAAAGCAGGGTTACACAACGCATTAGAAGATGCAGTAAGTCAAGCACAGGCTGTACAGTTTGTGTTTAATAAAGCAGGAATTACAGAAAAACGATAGGTGATATGATGTTAGCCGCAATTAGAAAGTTTATTAATACAAATAAGTTTAGATTATTTTTAGGTGCGGTCTATCTTGTTAGTTTTTATGCCATAGGGCTAGTAATTTTTGGCAATGTTAGTGGTTGGTGGTTACTAGCTGCATTAATATGGAGTAAATTAATTCAATTAATTGGCCATAGCATAGGTATGCATCGTTATTTTAGCCATAAGAGTTTTAACACTACACTTGCGGGAGAAAACTTAATGGCTTGGGCTAGCTTTTTGTTAGGCGTTGGCAGCCCAATTCAATACGCACGCAATCATAGACAACATCATAAAGTCACCGATAAACCTACAGACTGGCACAGTCCTAAAAACGATGGTAAATTATATACAGCACTAGGTATCTGGGAATTTCAAAGTCTAAGTTGGTTTATGGCTCGTGGAGGAATGACGCCTAGGGATTTAATTGCACATCCTACATATCGTTTTATACATGATCACTATTATAAAATGTGGGCTGCTTTAACATTAATAACCTTAATGATTAACTGGCATATTACTTTATATTTGTTAGCAGTTCCTAGTTTAATCTTTCATATTGAATTAAATGTATGGGTAAACTGTGTAGGGCATAGTTGGGGATATCGTAATTTTAACACAGATGATACTAGTCGGAATAATCAATGGGTACAGACATTCAGTTTAGGTGAAGGTCTGCATAACAATCATCATGCCAATGCGCAATTATATGACTTTGCTGTTAAAAAAGGAGAAAGTGATATTAGTGCTTGGTTCATTGAAAAATTTTTAGCAGTACCAGGACCGCAAACTACTAATGGCAAAATGAGAATCGATGAATAAAAAACCTTTAGCACTTATTGGATATAGATCCGGATTAGATACTATCCTTGAAATTATTGAAGCATTGGATATTGAGTTAGTTGGTATCTATGACAAATATTTTTACGGTAATACTGAACATACCCACGGTATTCCATTTATTGGATCTGAAGACGAAATTTCAGATGCCGACATAAAGAATTTAGATTTCTTTCTAAGTAGTGGATGGGCAGGACATATTAATAAAACAAACCCAGATCATCACGGTGACAATCTGAGACGCCAACGTATTAACATCTTTCGTGAGCGAGGTCTTAGTACTAGAAATCTAATCAATCCGTTGGCTTATGTTCATAAATCTAGCTTAGATATTATGGGTAATGGTATTGTTATCGGACGCCATTGTCAAATACGTGCTAGGACAAAAATTGGTGATTTTAGTTATATTGATAATTTGTCAAGTATAGGGCATGATGTAACCGTTGGGGAAAATCTAGTTATGCCACCGTACAGTTTTGTAGGTGGACATATTGATTTTGGCAATAATGTAATGATTGGCGCAGGTTCTACAATTGTAAACAAATATCATAACCGCAATCTTAAAATTGGCAATGATGTGAAGATAATGGCTGGTAGTACAATTATGAAAAATATTCCCGATGGCAAAATAGCCGCTAGTCTTAATAATACAAAAATTTTAGATAGGATTGATTAATTAATATGGACATTATATTTGGTCGTGAAAACGCAACAAGATTGCGAGAAAAGTACACAGTGCTGGACTTAGAAACTATTGAAAAAGATGGACATAGTATCGAAGTGTTTTGTTTAATTCCAGCAGATAAAATTTCAATAGGTGATTTACCGCATTTAGAACAATGGGTTAAATTACACGAAGATTTTCTTGAAGGATATCATAATCAACAGTGGGAATTTTGTCGTCAATGTATTGGTCATTTAATGGGCAAATTCAGCGGTGAAGTTGACTCATTTTATGAAGAAATTCTACGCCGGGTTGATCAAATAAATCCGCAAGAAGTTTAATCTAGATTAAGATTAAAGTACCATAAAACTTCACCACTAGGTTCTAGTAAATATTAATACTAGGAGCCTAGACAGTGAAAAAACTAATAATAACAATCACTTTCTTTGCGGCATCGACAGCGATAGCCGCACCTCTGCCCGACTATACATTCAAAAGCCCTAGCTTTAATGGTAATGGTTACGGTACATACGTGTTGACTATACAGAACGAAGAATACACACGTGCGCAGGCTATACAACAGGCTCTACAGACCGCACAACAACAAGCGGCTACTGCGGCACAGAATACTCCATTGAATCAATTCTTAACTAACTTAGAAAGTCGTGTATTAGCACAGGTAAGTCAAAACCTAGCCACAGCTATGTTTGCTGGCGGTTCTAGTACTAGCGGCACCTTTAACTTCCAAGGTAATACTATATACTGGCAAAACACAGGTGGTGCTATTACTCTAAACGTAACAGATACTCTAGGTAATGTAACTACTATTAATGTTCCTTTAGGACAGTTTAATCTTACAGGATCAACACCATAATGAAACGACTATTAGTATTATTATCATTATTGGCATTAACTGGCTGTGCCACTGTTCAGAAAGCTGGGTATGAGCACGAACCCGAATTGGCAAAAAACAAGATGGTAAAAGAGTTTGATGCTATTCCAGCACCAGCAGGTCCAAAGATCACAGTAGCAGTCTACAGTTTCCAAGACAAAACAGGACAACGTAAGAATACACCAAACATAGCCAGCTTTAGCACTGCGGTGACACAAGGTGCTGAACCGTTCTTAATCAATGCCCTACAAGAAGTAGGTCATGGACAGTGGTTTGATGTTGTGGAACGTGTAAATGTAGACAACTTGATCAAAGAACGTACTATTATTAAACAGATGCGTGATGCCTACGAAGGCACTGCGGCTAAACCCTTAATACCACTACAGTTTGCTGGTATTATCATGGAAGGTGGTATTGTTGGCTACGATAGTTCGACTGAAAGTGGTGGTGCGGCATATAAATGGTTAGGTATTGGACCACAAACACAGTACTCAAAAGACATTGTAACAGTTAGCCTACGAGCAGTAAGTGTTAGTACAGGCAAAGTGTTGACCACAGTAACCGTTACTAAAACAGTTTATAGTACAGCAGACAGTATCGCAGTGCTTAAGTTCTTCAAACAAGGAACTTCAGCGTTTGAATTTGAAACTGGTTTGACTATTAATGAACCTGGCACTTTAGCAGTGAAAGCCACTGTTGAAGCGGCAGTAGTAGAGTTGATCAAACAAGGTCAACAAAAAGGAATTTGGGACTACAAAATCCCAGATAATAAGAGTCCGGAACAAACGGACCATTAAGACCGTAAAGGTCAAGGAGTAAGACAAATGAAAAAGTTATTAGGACTTTGGAGTTTAGCGTTAATGATGGTGGCTAACGTAGCTATCGCGGCGGACAATAGTATCTATATTGACCAAAGTGGTAGTACATCTACTATATCTGTAACACAAGATGGAGCAGGTAACGTAGTACGTGGCATTCAAGGCGCCGGTAGTGATAATACTACACCAGCAACAATTTATGGTAACAGCAATACCGTTACTATTCAACAAATTGGTACTGGTGATACATTAAACTTCGGTGTAAGATCTAGCGTGGTTAATGGTGTAACTGGTAACAACTACAGCTATACAGTTAATGGTGATAATGCTACAGCGGTTATTGATAGCAATAATGATGGTAATGGTGTAAGTGGTAGTAATAACCTTACTATTACACAAACTGGTAACACTGCCAATGCTAACTTTAATATTTTAGGTAACCGTAACAATATTACAGCAACTACTTCAGGTGGTGATAGTAATAGTGTAGTATCTACAGTTAACGGTAACAGCAACACACAAAATATCACTGTGACTGCTGGCGGTAGCAATAGTATTACAGTTAACCAAGGCGTAGGTGGTAGTGCCTTATCAGGTGGAGCAACAGCAACAACTAACAGTAACGGTGTAGTTACATTATCAGTAGCAGGCGCAAGCAACACAGTTGGTATTACACAGACCAGTGCTGGTTTCGCAGATACTACTGTGGTTAGTTTAACTGGTAGCAGCAACACTGCCAGCATTACACAAAATGCTGCCACAGCTAACACAACTGTAAACTTAACCAGTGTAGGCTCAAGTAACCATTTTACAATTAACTCTAACGCTCACTAAGAGAGAAAGTGAAGATATGTCAATTAATACTAACCATACTGTTAGGGATTATATCCTTGAACAGTATGGCCTCAGTGGGCACAGTTACAGAGCAGACAGCAGCCCCTGGTAGTATCGTACGAACTGGTAAAACAGTACCTGCGGCCAAAGGCACGGGTGTTGAAATGAACGACGCAGTTAATACCACTAAAGGTCGAGTAGGTATTACATTCCAAGATGACACTAAAGTTGAAGTAAACGAAAATAGCAAATTAGTTATTGATGACTTTGTCTACGACCCTAAGAAAGGCACAGGCAAATTAGCAATGAAGTTTGCTTCAGGCACAGTTCGTTACGCATCGGGTGCTATAGCACACAGTAACCCTAATGCCGTGGCTTTAAACACCCCTAGCGCGACCATAGCAGTGCGCGGCACTGACTTTAGTGCTACAGTCGACGAAGCTGGCGCAAGTACCATTATCCTACTGCCAAGTTGCCCTAAGAATTGGGTAGATATAGATCGCGACTGTAAAACAGGCGCAATTGAAGTCATGAATGAAGCAGGCAGTGTCCTACTTAACAAGCCATTCCAAGGCACTAAAGTAGAATCGCGTAATATGCCTCCAATGAGGCCTGCTATATTAAATCTAAGTCTGGACACTATTAATAATCTATTGATTGTTGACGTACCTAAGCAGATTGACCGAAGTAAAATAGAACAACAACAAGCACAGGCCAAAGAAGCAGGCAATATGCTAGATCAAAACTTCTTAAAACAAAACTTCTTAGAAAATGAATTTGAAAAAGAAGGACCAGTGTGGGATAACCCATTGGCACAACCACTACTACAACAATATTTCCTTGAGAATATTTTTAATATTCTAGCGGATCAGCTACAACAAGAAACAGCGGCACTATTACAGAATGTTCTAGCACCACAGAATCAATTGTTACCTGACTATAAAAAATCCACAGGTGTAACAGTTCAACAAGATCCTACTATGGTTGAGCTATGTCGTCCGGATGGTAGTAGTAACGTAGAATGTGTTAAGACACCACACGATCAAAACTCTACTGTGTATATGACGCAAGGTGGGGTTACAATTAAGAATCGTATTAATCAGGGCAATGGTACGGTCATTACCATGAAGCAGAACTAATGCGTAAACTCTTATTACTCTTATTATTAATCTGTAATGCAGCCTGGGCTGATATAACTCAGGAACATTTTAGTTTCGCACAGGTATTTGATGTACAGTGGTATATTAGTGGTAGCACCTTAAATGCCAGCGGATTTAATTACTTGTATGCCAGTGTAAATGCCTCAGGGCAATTAAGTGCCGCACGTCTAACATCTACACAGACTAATGCCTATGCTTCAGCTGGTGATTACTTGGCCTTTTTCCATAGCTCAACTAATCCGGGAACTTATGGATTAGGGGTATACGATACCAATGGCAATTTAGTACGCACCTTAGACAATACAGGTTCATTTGTGGCTCTAGCCAATGGTGCTATATTCTATAATGGCAATGGCAGTTGGGGCACCTTGTTTACCACAGCACAGGGATATAGTTATGGGCAAGGTGGATCTTGGACTATCACACAGAGTTATCCTAGTAATACCTACATGACTAATTATACTCCGCCTAACACTACTCCCTTAGCGGCAGGACAATCAGCACCTCCCGCTGTTACTATAACCAGCAGAGTAAACTCAACAATTACCACAACAGCTACAAGTGGAGCAACTGTCTACACCTACAGTCAACCCATAACTACTACAAACTATAGCGATGGTTCTCAGACTGTGGTCAACAATGGCAGTGCCATACTATTAAGTACAACTACCACAGGTGGCAGTAGCGGACCAAGCACAGTTCAACAATCAGCTACTAACAATGCCTACGCCACACAAAATACCATGCCTAGCTCTAGCAACATCTACATTGATCAAGTGGGCAGTAATGACCACATAACCATCAATCAAAACAATCGCTACGAATCAATAGGTGGAGTTAGTCAACAGGCTATGCTGGTTCGCGGCAGTAATAATACTATTGTAGTCAATCAAGGTGATCCCCTTAATAATCAAAGTACACACAACATTGTTAATATTGACGCAGTCAGCGGAAGCAACAGCATAACAGTTAATCAAGGTACAGATAGTAATGGACTTGGTAACGGCTACGATACAGGCTATCATTATGCTGGCGTTAGTGTCAATGGGGTAAACAACACGGTATCCGTACAACAACAAAATACGGGATCAGCTATTGCCAACACTGGTAACTATGCCAGCATTAACATCACAGGCAATCAAAATAATGAAAGCCTAATACAAACAGGCCCAGGTCCTAAACAGGCATTTAGTGTGATTAATGGCAACCTAAATACTGAAACAGTTAGTCAAACAGGGCTAGGGCAACACTTCTTAGATGTTAGCCTGACAGGCAATGGTAACAGTGCTACAGTAAACCAATCAGGTAATACACCTAACTCAGCACAGATATACTTGACCAATGCTGGCGGTCCTGCGTCAGTTAATTTAACACAGACTGGTGGACAAAGTTATAGTATAAGCCAAACCTGTGTACAGGCCACGGGTTGTGGCACTGTAACAGTACGTCAAGGCAACTAAATACATAATGCTTACTTCAGTTAGAATATTACAAGACAAATTTAAAACTCTAATTCCGGGTGATTATCAATATTACCTAGATACGACTAAATTTATATTACCTGATCACAGTGATTTTGATGTTGAATTTCTATACCATAGAACCAGAGATGATTTAGTTATTTTTGATCTAAGTGACGAGCCTTGGCGCGAAACTATGGCTGAACGTTTAAATGAATTGTGTGTGCGACATAAATTTGAAAAACATTTAATTCTATCCCATAGTTTAAAATACTATAGAAATCATAGTATTCCTAATATTATCTATTTCCCACATAACTACTTTGATCCTATATTTGCCTGGGATGAAAATGTTGGTTTAAAAAATGTAGACCAATTCAAAAGAGATTATTTTGTAAGCTGTCTTAATCGTCAGCCTAGAATACCGAGAATTTATAATTATCTTAAATTAACAAAAAAATCTTATGTCAATGATCTGTTATTAAGTATACATAATCTATCTGACCAATCAGTATATACTTGTATTAATGATTTATATCAAAATGAATGGTTAGAACAATGGATGCTAGACGAATGGGAACAAGATTTTAAACCATTTGCGCCGACTGAATGTGTCAATGACCTAGACGTAGGACACGATTCTTATCATAATGCTTATATTAATTTAGTAACTGAAACATTTGTGCAACCATTTGAATTATTCTTTACAGAAAAAGTTTATAAACCGTTGGCATCTGGACAACTGTTTATGATATCTGGACCTACCGGCTCAGTGGCTACTTTACGCAATATGGGATTTGATACATTCGATGATATTATTGAGCATAGTAGATATGATTATATATCTGACTGGAAACAACGTATTGATATGATACATACTATATTAGACGAACTACATGAGTTAGGCTGGGAACAAATTTATAAAGACACGTATCTTCGTAGATTGTCTAATGCCAGACATTTTTATTCTGGATTAGCAGTTAGACCATATATGAATGATTTAACTGAGCGTATGAGTGGGCTTGATGGCGTACAATATACATATGATCATCATCAAATTTTAAAAATGCACAATCTTAGATCACCATTATATTCTGGTTTATATCCAATAAACCATTTGTTTAATTAA